AATCTAGAAAAAGCTCTTAAAAGAAAAGAAGAAATTCAAAAGAGATTATTTGAGGTACAAAAACAAATTGACGAGTTCGAGACTAGCCTTTCAAGTGGTAGTGCATTTGAACGAAAAAGAGATGTTGGTGGTGGTAACTATATTTCAGAAACCATTTCTCCTGATAACGCTAATGAATATAACAACGCTGCAAAGCAATATGAGACTGAACTTAATAATGAGAAAGTCGCAATACAAAGTGCTTTTGAAGACATTAACAATACCATATCTGATTTAACAGCAAATAGAAAACAATTGCTTAAAGATGATGCTATCACCACTATTAATGAATTTGAAAAAAATGGAGTTAAAGTATCAGATAGTGCAAGATTGTTTGCAACTGAATTTGCAAATGCTCTTGGTGGACAAACGATAGATATAGCCACTCAAAGAGAAGCGTTAAAAACCTTCTTAAACGAATTAAATTCATCTGAATTTGACGATCTTATTGAAAAATACAATGAATTCAAATTAAATGGCGATACTTCTGGACTTAAAGAAACATCTATTGAAATAATGAAGTTAGTATCAAAATTTACAAATGGTAAGCCTGAATTAGATAAATTTTATTTGTCCATGGAATCATTATTTGGTAATGGATCTTCTATTGCTAGTGCATCATCTGGCGTATTTAATTTATCGGATGCCTTAACTTCTCTTAACGCTACTGTATCTAGCACTATATCAGAGCTTAAACCGTTAAATCAAGCAATAGAAGATATTAGAAATGGTCAAGCCCTTTCTATTGACACTATATTAGATTTAATGGATAAGTACGAGTTAAGTGCAGACTTAATTAAGCAAACGGCTGATGGGTATACAATTGAGGTATCAGCTCTTGAAAATCTTAGAAGTGCTAAGATTCAAACTGCACAAGATAGCATAAATGCTGAACGAAAACATGCGCTTGCAGTTAAAGAACAAGTTCAATCTAGGCTTATTAATTATGGCATTGAAATTGAACAAGTTAAAAACCTTGCTAAGGCAAAAGAAGCATTGGCCAGAGGTTTTGCTGATAGCATAACGATGGGTTCATCCGATTCAGGGATTAGAAAAGAACTATATAGTGAAGCATATAAAGAATTAAGCGCATATGAAAAGGCTGTTGAGGATATAGAAAAGTTCGAACAAGAAGCTAAGTTAATGACTACTTTATTAAATGATAAAAGTTATGGTGTATCAAATTCATCAAACAGTTCATCAGCCTCAACTTCTTCTAGTAATAAGGCTTTGGAAGAATCGCTTAAATTGTTAGAACACAAAAAAAAGATATCCGAAGAAACAGTTGATAGTGTTCAGAAAGAAATTGTTGAACTAAAGCGAATTAATTCGTTATACGTAAAAACTAATGAAGAACGTATGGATATGTCTGAACGCCTTTATAATGCTGAGCAAAGGCTAAATGCTTTGAAAATTAGTCAAGCTGAGGAAACTTATGCAAGAGAAGAAGCTTTAATTCAACATTGGGCCCAGTTGGGTTTGATTAGTATTCAAGATCAGATTGATATGTACAGTCAATTATACTCAATCAAAAAAATGACCACTGAAGAACAATGGTCTTTAGATGAGCAAATGTTCGGATTATATAAAGAAGCTTTGAATGAGCAACAACAATTACTTAAAGATGCTTATGATGATAGAATTTCCTTGATTGAAGATGAAGCTAAAGCAAAAAAAGAAGCCCAAGAAACTATAATCAAAGGTATTGAGGAAGAGCTAAAACTTTTAGATCGAAATGAAGATTCTACTGATTATGATAATAAAATGTCTGACCTTGATGAGCAACTTGCATATTGGAGTGTTAGAACTGGCGAAGAAGCAAGGCAAAAACTTGCTGACATAAAAAAACAAATTGATGAGGCTGAGCATGAACGAGAGGTTGCATTAGATAAGCAACGATTAGAAGACGAAAAAGATTTTGCTAATGAGAACATCAAAGCAATCGAAGAAGCTGCTAAACAAGAAATTGAGGAATGGAAAGCTGCTTATTTATTGATTGAAGATGCTTTCGATGAGCATAGCACTGATATCGTTGCCTTAGCTGCTACAATGTCTAAAGATGCATATCAGCAATGGGTTGATAATTATCTTACACCATTACAAAATGCACTAACGAATGGCACTACAGGTGATGTTGGTGGAATTACAACTGACATGGGTAGTGGTGAGTCATTATCAAGTTCAAATGCCCAAATTTATCAACTTGCTAAAAAGATTGTTGATTTAAAGAAAGAATACCAAATAGATGGTGATTTAAGTGCAGCCGGTCGTGCTACAAATTATTACAGACAACTTGAATCACTTAACTCAAGCGTTGCTGATCAATTACATAAAATGAATTATCAGCAAGCCTCTGACTATATTGAGTCTCTACCAAAGCTACATGGCGGTGGAGAAACCCTATCTTATGGTATGGCTTATGTTAAACCTGGTGAATTATGGTTCCCTTCTGATTTATCAACTGACTTAAAGACCCTTATTGCAATATCAAGCGGAATCACTGGTAAAACAACTAGTTCTTCGAGTACGAGCACTACAGATAACAGGCGTGAAATAAATATCAGTAATTTGCTAAATGTTGAACATATGCATATGGAAGATGAAGTTGATAGTGAAATAATATCTAGGGATTTGAAACGAGCAGTATTAGCAATTAAATAAATATATCTTGAAAAGTCATTCTTATTAGAGTGGCTTTTCTATTTTTATGAAGGAGATGATATTTTGCGTGAAAATGGTTTTGGAAATGACACAATCGCTATAAGTGCAGGAATTGGAGTCTGCGAAATGGCAAAATGGTGTCCTAAATGGACAATTGAAAAGTACGATGGAAATATGAATCTATATGCCGTTGAAGAAATTGAGGGAAATATTTTGCTAAAAGAAGGCATTACTGCCCTTCTTAACCTATTAGTTGGTGGCACAGAAACAGCTTTTGATAATACAAACTCATTTATTGGTGTTGGAGATGGGACCACGGCATCATCTAATACACAAACTGGACTGCTGGGAGCAAATAAATCGTACATAGCAATGGATGCAACCTATCCACAAGTCTCTGAACAAACGGTTACGTTTAGATCTACTTTTGGACCTAGTGATGGTAATCACGATTGGAAAGAATTTACCGTAGCAAATGGTAGTAGCAATTCAGCTAAAAATTTAAACCGCAAAGCTGAATCGCATGGAACAAAGGTTTCTCCTGATACATGGGCAATTCAATTACAAGTAACTATAGCTTAAGGAGGTGAAAATATAATGCCAAAAACAAACTGGCAAGACCCTGGTTCAACGGAAATGCGATCAACTCAAATTTCTGGGCTTCAAGAAGCCGTTGGAAAAATCGAAGAATCTATTGGTATTTCTGGCACAGCTGAAACTGGCATATTATTGTCTGAAGTTTTCATATCAAACGAAGATAGACTTAGAATATTTCAAGCACCTTTAGGAAAAAGAAATTGGCTACTATCCCCTGCCCCTATTATCAAAAAAAATGGTGTTACAATAACTGAAGGTTTTGAAATAGATTATGGCGGTGGCGCTATAATCCAAAGTGTGTCAGCATTGGGAACAGATGTATTTACTGCAGATGCGTCATTTACTACTAAACTTTCCACATCAATTGCAGACGATCTATCAGGATTAAAATACCTTGCTAATACGGGCACTGCTAATGCAATAGTTGTCAATAAATCAGGATTTACGTTAGCTAATGGTAACTATATAGAATGGCAACAAACTGAGCCTAATACTACAGCTCCAACCATGAATGCAACTGATACTGGGGCGAAAGAATTAAAGGCTACAGACGGTTCCGTGTTAGCAAGTGGTGATTTAGTAGGATTCTGTAAAGCAATATATGATGCGACTAATGATTTTTTTGTGTTAGCCCCTAAAGGTGGGGCGAAAATTAATTCAATTATTGCAGAGTATGAACTTGATTCAGGACAAAATATAAGTGCAGGTGATTTGGTAGAGTTTATAAAAAATAAGGCTAAAATCGCATTGCCTACTGCAAAAGTTATAAGCGGCCATGTAACATATAAAAGCGGTACAATAACTGGAATATCGGCAATGCTAATAGATGCTAATACAATACTGGTTACCTTCATCGACTCAAGCAATTCAAGTTATGGAACAGCAATAGTTTTAACAATAAACGATACGACTATTACCGCTGGTACGCCTACTGTTTTTGAAAGCACATCATTAAACTGGCTCACATCTACATTAATTGATACGAATAAGGTACTTGTTGCTTATTCAGGTTCTAATAACTCTGGCTATGGTACCGCAAGAGTATTGACTATAAGTGGTACAACAATCACAGCTGGTACACCTACTGTTTTTGCCAGTGAATCTATTACTTCTGCTCCAATGTCATCGGTATTGATAGATGTAAATAAAGTGTTAGTAACTTATCAAGGTCCTGGGGCATCTTACTATGCTAAGGCTATCGTGTTGACGGTCAGTGGCACAACAATTTCTTCAGGTACGCCCTATGTAGGTGGAGAGACTCAACGCATCTATGAGGTTGCATTAATAAGCAATAATAAAGTACTTGCATATTACAGAGGTAGTTCAAATTATGGAACAGCAGTAGTTTTAACAATAAACGATACGACTATTACCGCTGGTACGCCGCTTGTTTATTTAAGCGCTACAGTAACCTATCCATCCGTAAAAATGATAGATACAAATAAGATGTTAGTAGTATATCAAAACAATGGTGATTCAAAATATGGAACAGCAATAGTTTTAACAATAAACGATACGACTATTACCGCTGGCACTCCTACTGTCTTTAATAGTGCAGAAACAAATTATATTTCTTTAGAAAAAATCATAACCAATAAGTGCTTAGTATCTTACACTAACGCTGGTAATCTAAATTGTAGTACAGCATCAGTTTTATTAGTTAATGACACAACCATTATTGCTGGAAATCCAGAGATAATGGTACCATATACTACATTAGAGAATGACTTGGTACTAGTTGATACCAATAAGTTGATATTATCATATAGAGGTAACGGATCGAAAGTTGTACTTATTGAAACATTAAAGTATGCCAATGGCCTAGCCATTCAAAACGGTACTGCAGGTGAAACCAAAAAATTCTATGATTGGAGATAATGAAAATGAAAATATTATTAGATAATGACAATGTTATTGTTGCCGATGGTCAAGAAATGCAAGAAGTTAGTAATGGTATTTTAGTCGATAACAAAACAATTTATGCCGGAACATATACTATTGCTGATGCTGAAATTCCATCAAACGTTAAGTGCCAAGCACATAAGTATGTCAATGGACAATTCGTGGTAAATGAAAATTATGTACAGCCTAGCGAAGTAACTATGGAACAAGTAATGAGTAAGCTAGATGCTATGCAGCAAACAATAAATGAACTAAAAAGCATGAACTAATCACTAGAGTTCATTTTGAAAGGTGGAGATATACTTGGCAACTTATAATTCAGCTAGACTTTATAACCATAAAATAACCGATGGTGGCGCTAATTACAACTCAGCCCCATTTATTATAGTTATATCTGATTCAGCAATAGGACAAGATTTTATTTCAATGCAAGCGAATATTTCTGTTTCAGATGTTGCTGAAGGTTTTGAGAATATTGGCGTTGCAGGTGCATTCTTTAGTGTTGATAGTAATAGATATCTCCAACCTCTTGGTGTATTAGTTATAGGTGATAGTCGATATGAGCTACTACCTGCTACTAGAGATATAACAGAAGAAATACCAGGTAGACATGGTGAGATTGATTTTGGAGTTCAATTTACTACACGTTTATTGGAATTACATGTTGCAACAGATGAAGGAAATTCATCACTTCAAAAAGCTCATTTAAAGAGATTGTTCGCAAGTTATTTAGACCCAACAAAAGGTGAGAAAACGCTCATTTTCTTGGATGATATGGAAAAAACTTATTTAGTCAAGTATTCTGGAAAGATCGATGTGACTGAATATCCAACATGGTTCGAATTTACAATACCATTTAAAATGAGTAATCCATTTATAATAGGCACTTTCGAAAAGACGCTAATTGGTAATGGTGTGTTAATTAATGATGGCACATTTGAAACGCCTTTGATTATTGAAATATCGGGTCCAGTTACTAACCCATCGGTTATTATTGGAACTGACACATTGACTTATACAGGAACTATTTCTAGTGGCCAAACACTTATAATCAACACCGAAAATGAAACAGTTAAGATAGGAAATACAAATGCTATGGCAGGATATAATGGAATATTCCCTACTCTGCTCGTAGGAAGTACAAACGTAACTGCAGTAAATAATGTATTAATTAGATGGCGAGATAGATGGTTATAAAAAGGGGGTTGTTAACATGGTAATACCAAAATCAATAGCAATAAAGAAGGTAGATGGAACTCTCTCTGCCTTCTTATCTCCTAAATCTGATGGGCTTAAAGGTGCTTATGTGGATTGTAGGCTAAATGGAGAAAGCACTTTTGAATTTATGCTTCCTGCTACATCTGAGAAGATAGCAGAATTTACAACCGAATGTCAAATACATGTTAATGACAAAGTATATAACCTTCTTAAAGAAGATGCTATTGATACTGTAAGGGATGAAAAAAATACCCTGTGGGCAAAATTCATGGCTATAGAACGATGGGCTGAGCTAGATACGGATTTTATAGAACCTAGTCTATCTAATGACCCAACTAATCCTATCCCTTCTGATTTAGCCGTTATAATTGTTTCTGGCGGTTCAAATTTATCAGGTAATCAATATGTAACTGGAAGTGCTGCACACGCTCTTTATGCTGCTCTTGATGGCTCGGCTTGGTCAATCGGCACAGTTGATGTAACTGGTGTCCATGATATAGAAGCAGAAAAAGTTAGTAGGCTACAGCTCATTAAAATGATTCAAGAAACATGGGGCGGTTATCTGATTTGGGATAGCGTAAATAAAATTGTCCACTTGAGGGATGCAAATATTTGGCAAAATTATACTGGTTTTCAAATAAGGTACTGTAAAAACTTAAAGCACATTACTAGAACACAATCTAATAAGCTTATAACCAGAATGTATTGCTTTGGCCATGATGAACTTGATATTGCTTCTGTAAATGGTGGTATTAAATATTTGATTAATACTAGCTATACATCAAGAGATTACGTTGGTATTTACAAAAATCAAGATATTTATGATGCTGATGAGTTAATGGCTAAGGGCATTGAAGAACTTTCTTTAATTTGTCGGCCTAGATATCTTTACAAAGTTAAAGCTGTAGACTTAAGAACTCTTGAAGATTACTCGCATGAAAACTTTGAACTTGGGGATATGGCAGATATTATTGATTCAGATGTTGCACCTGATAATCCGCGAACAAGAATCATTCGACATAAATACAATGTATTCCAACCATGGGAATGTGAAATAGATATTGGTGATCCAGAAGAGCGACTAATTGAAAGCCTAAAAGCATCATTTAACACAACTAGCTTCATTAACGGTATTTTCAATGGTAATGGGCAAATGAGTGGTCAAAATATTGAAGAATTGTCCATATCAGCTAATCAAATACAAGACCTTGCAATTACGAGTGATAAAATCGAAAATTTAGCCATTACAAATAGCCACATAGCTAATTTAACGATAACAGGTGGCAAGATAGCAAATGCCACAATTACAAATGCAAAGATTAATGATTTATCAGCTGATAAAATAACTGCTGGAACAATCACGGCTACAATTGGTATTACATCACCATCCATCAATGGTGGTCAAATTACTGGAGCATTGATAAGAACTGCTGAAACTGGTAAAAGGATGGAGATTACTGGATCAAGCATTACAAGTTATGATGAGAATGATTCAAAACATGGTTTTGCTATTGAATCTCTTTGGAATGAAATTAAACTTTATTCTAATGGTAGCGAAGTAATTAATTTATATGCTAGCCAAGCATTGGCATATATGAAATTTCTAGGCCATGATGTTTTAAGACATAATAATTCAGGAACGACTTCACCATATGGAGATTGGAGCTGCGGCAATGCATACTTTACTGGCTTACAAGATTACACAGGCTATTATGCTACTAGAGCTTGGTCTAATTTAAATTTTGTTAAAGCTACCCAAGATATTAAAATACAATATTTTTCTGACCATATTGAAGTAAACCTAGATGGAGGCGTTTATAAAACGATATACTTTGATGTTTAATTTTAAAGTATTTTAAAAACTTCCTAAATGTTATTGAAATTTTTGAGGTTTAGTGGTAATAATAATACTAGGAGGTGTTTAATATATGAAAAAATTTACTTTAGGATTAATAGTAGGAATAATTATATCCTTCTCAGTCACAGCTTTTGCTGCAGTTCAGTTAACTGTGTTAGATAACCCTTTTCCAGTTTTTATTGATGGACAAGCTGCAGATGTTGAAGCATATAATATCAATGGATTTACTTTCTTAAAACTTGCTGACTTTGGTAAAACTGGACTGACAATAAAATTTAATGAAACAGATCGTAAAATTGAAGTAACTTCTAAATTGCTTACAGATACAGGAGTTGATGATATGTCAGATGAAATAATTGGCAAAGAAATTACTCAAACCCCAGATGGAATAACCCAAATAGATTTGTGGGAAGGAAAGCAGTATATTGGAGTTCCATATATACGTAACATTATACGGCCAAAAGGCTACAATTTGGTTAAATTCACAACTGAAGCTTATATTGACCCTGAAACATCCATGGTTGTTGATGATGTCGGTGATGATAAATGGAAATTAATCAAAGGAACATATGACACAAATAAAAACAGAGTTGAACAATCATCAAACTACACAATATTAATAGAAGATGTTCCAATGACTTTAACATTTGGCTCATATGATTCGGTTGAAGCCGATTACTACATTAATACAATATTACCATTAATAAAATAGTTAAAAGGGCACTCAATTCAAGATGAACTGGGTGCCCTTATTGTTATGTATACAACTTATCGAGTTACTCTTTTCCAATATTATTTTCCTCACACCATTTCTTGATATCATCAATTTTCACAAACCCCTCATTTACGCAGTCTGCTTTGTAAAACAATCTACCTAGAAATCTGTTAATTCTTATTGCTCCGAAACCAAATTCATCATTAAGCGTTTGGGCTATCATATATGTAAGTTTCATCATGGCTTCATCTATTGCATCGCTTTTAGCTTTATCGATGATAGGCTGTACATATGCTATGATCTGCTTTTCGGTAAAATTGTATGTTGGTTCTTTTTGATGTTGCACGCGTCTTAATTCAGCTCTTTTGCTCAATAGATTTCACTTCACTTTCTAATCTAAATTTTACAGCTTCCCATAAGGCATCACACAATTCTTCATGCTTAAAGACATGTTCATCATAATCACTGCATCCAAATCCGTTAACTAATCTAACTGTAAATCCTGTATCTTTAAAATTTGGCTCTATGAATATAAGCGACTTCCTTCTTAGTATTTCAATCATCTTGCCAATCGTAAGCGATTCAGCGTTATATGTTGTATAATCAGGATAACCTTGTATTGCCCATATTAATAATTCGCCCCTATTTCCATCTAATGATAAAAATTCTTCTACTGTTATATGTTGCTTCACTCTTCATTATCCTCGCTTTCATCATAATCCTCTTTGTAGTTTTCGTAGGCCTCATCACAATGACTACCTTCACACATTATAGGCTCACCACCGTAGCAATGAACTCCACGTAATTCACTAGGCAGTGGACAATGTTCACATAATTCTTCTTCTAATTCTTCCATTGACTTCATTTCGTTACTCCTTTCGCATTCATATAAGGCGATTCAAGCTGTTAATTGTTCCACCCTTACAATGTATCGAATTATTGCTTGTGTCTTAAATTAGGCTTTAATTATGCAATAATACGATACTTTTAAGGCATGGCGATTTCGTACTAATGCGTATCTGCATCTTCTTCTCTTTGTTCAACTTCACTACTACCACATATAGGGCATTCATCTTCACTATTTATGAAATAACCACATTTAGCACATTTCGTATAAGTCATTCCTTCCATGATTCATTACCTCACTTTAGTTTTCTGCTATATCAGCATATTTTCTTTTGCCCATTCATAAGATTCTTTTGCTGAAGGGCAAGTTTCAGGGTTAACATCTTCATTTGTACATTTATTTTCTGTCCATACTTCACTTTCTTTATTAAATTCACAATCATTCCAATTGCATAATCCATTAGTTAAAAATTCTTCTACACTTGCTTTCTTTTTCAAACCCTTCACTCCTTAGCACTTATTTTCTTACGCTTGATATTTATTAAACAGCTCTCCAATAGTCATGTTATTAATAGCAGCCAGATCTACAACTAAAGCACAAACGTTTCTGGGCTGACTAGCTCCAATTTCACTACCAAGATATTGAAGTAAATTATCATACTTTCTTTCCTCCCAATAACGTTCATCGGGCTTAACTGATTTATTTTCTTCTAAAAGGTCTAACCTGCCTTGTCCGTCCCATGCTTGGATATAATGATGATTTACGTTGAATCTAGAAATAGGATTACACATATTAGAACCTACAGCGCTTCTCCACCAACCCCATTCATCTTTCCAATCACCTTCACTCATGTTACACAGAATGATATGATCTTCATCTGATAATTCCCATACCTGAGTTTTATCATCAAGAAGTGTAGAACCTTCATAAGTCTTTTTTGCTATTATGTTTAAATCTACAAAAGCTCTTTCTAAATCTCCACCTAAAATTTCTTTCATATTGCTTCCCTTTCCCGTTATAACGGAATAGTTTTCATTATTAATATTAAAACGGTAAATCGTCATCGTCTGCAAACTCTTGACTTACTGGAATAAACTTTTCTGAACTAGGTGGTAGAGTAGATTGATTATTGCTGCTTTGATTGTTATTTTCACTAGACCTTTTACTTTCTGCAAAATGCTGTTCTTCCACTATTACATCCGTGCTCCATTTCTTAACGCCATCTTTATCATCATATGTACTTACTTGTAGATGCCCTACTATTGCAACTTGCTGACCCTTCTTGAAATATTTTTCAGCAAACTCACCACGTTTACCAAAGGCTACTACATTAATAAAATCAGCATCAGGCTCTCCTTGCTTCTTATATCCCCGATTGACTGCTAATGTATATTTGGCTATTGCCATAGGTTCAGCAGCTTGAGAATATCTCATTTCGGGATCCTTAGTAAGACGTCCCATCAACATTACCTTATTCATAAAATTTCCTCCTAATTTACCAATTATAGTAATAAACTATTTTCATTAATATCAAAGTAATCCATAACACTATCGAATATACGATTAATGCTTTTTGAGTTTTTCTTAAGTCCATAAACATCATACCCCCGGTATAATCTGCTTTCTATGTACATTCAGTAACCATTCAGGAGCTTCCACAAATTCAAATTCACCTGGCTTTACTCCTAAAGCTTCACCGTTTTCACAGATACCACAAATTGCACCGTTTTTATTTGTTGTAGCCTCATACTCCATACCACTCCGAAGGATTGTTCCTGGCTTTGCTGATATAAGCCCAAGAAAAAAATCTGGTCTTACATTTTGTAACATACGAATTTTTATTTTATCCATGATTCTCCTTTGCCCTTTTAAGACTTGTAATATTACCACCAAGTATCAAACATGTGTGATTCCTTCAATGCATCTTGTCTAACTTCAAATGGTAATATTGATGTTTTTGTTGGCACACCTATTTCTTCCGTAATTAATACCCACCCATATAATAAAGGCTTACCGGTCAATGATTCATCTTCAAATTTATATATCTTAAACTCACTTGTGACCCTTGTAGCTCCATCAATATATTCATTGGATACACCTATAAATACAGGCTTTAACAAATGCGAATTGTCTAATGGAAGTCGTTTTAATCTGTCTAAATAATAATCGTCTATATCATGGTATATAACTGCCATAGAAATCTCCTTTCTTATTTCAAACCTTCTGGCCATTCCTGAATGAAGTCTTGACCCATTAATTCTTTAAGACTTCCTTTCATGAAGACGGGGACACTAGCAACCTTGCATTGTTCAACAATCTTTTCAATCCATTCACGCTTTGGAATTACCTTCCCTTTGCGTTTACCACTTTCTGCTCCAACAATAACCCATTTTATCTTCCTGAATTCACCACAGTCAAAAAAATAACATGCTTTTCCATTTAAAATATCCACAAAAGCTTTATCCACATCAATTTTTGTTAGATCAATACTTTCAAATATTGGCTCGATGCTTAAAAACAAGTTGCCTTGTACGCCTGCTAATCCTAAAATCCTATCTGATAAATCCTTTTGAGTGTTAATAGATGTTCCAAACCAAAAGTTATTTTTATGGTTTTCAAATATTCCATTATAAATGTAAGATGTCATAGGAATTTTAGTCGGATTTTTACTCAAAAACAAATATGTATGTTGTGGAGCTGAAGCACAGGCATTAAACACTTCCTTAATCCAAGAATCAGGAACCCATTCACCGAATAAATCTGTCATGCTTCCAACAAATATCTTTTGTGGCTTGGCCTTTAGCTTCGGTTCTTCTAGTCGGTACTTATGAAATGTTGGTCTGAAACTGAATGGGTATGGAAATGGTTGCTTTGTTTCAAGATTATACACTTGAGAATTTAACGCAATGCACTCTCCATTATTTTCGTAATTAGCTCCTTCTTTATAATCAAAAAAGAATTCTAAACCCGTTTTAATCTCTTCAATTGTTACATTACCCTTAATGTTTCCAAACCTATTAGCTATTCCTCTTGCGTAACAGTATGGGCAATTATATAGGCATCCCGTTACTGGATTAAACGTCATGTCGCACCAGTCGATTTTTGTTTTATTCATCTACTTCACCTTCACTTTCATGATTTTCCATGTGTTCAATCAATTCATTTACTGCAGCAAGATAACCTTTTCGGTATTGTGTTTCTTCAACTCCATAAGCATCTTCTAAGAGGTATTCTGCCTCGGCTTGCATATCATATAATTTATTTAACAACGTTATCACCTTCACTTTCATGCTTCTCGATCTTTTCGAATTCTATTACCCATACCCAAGGATTATCAGACCAGTTCTTATAAATTGCATCCCATGTGAACATAAATCCTATTATAGGTGGTTCTTGCCATCCCGTGTTGTAGCAATCAGTACAGGCGTACGCCATACCTTTGCAACTGCATTCAACACCTGTAAATCCTTCTTTTATGGCTCCATCGTTGGTAATGTCTTGCAATCGTTCAACCCTAACATCAGTTACCTTCAAAAATATTCTTGCTGCTTCTTTTGGCATATGTATGGATGGTCTCCATGTAGGTTGTTTGCCCCATACTAAACAATCAGGATTATCGTTGTCTGCTTTATATCGCAGTATTAAATCATCATCAATTAGCCATGTTTCACGAACATAACGGATATCACCTTTTTGATATGGTGGCTTCAAGTAATCTACTATTTCATCCATCGTTTGATTTGCGTAATTACCACCGTCGGCAAATAATAAATACAATCCATTATCCTGAATTTGAACATACTTAGGTAGTTTTAATGGTCTTCTGGTATTAGTTTTTATGTCCTTAAGAATGGCTTTAACCATTTCTGTATTAAATAATATTGGTTTCAATTTTTTTCGCGCTCCTGTTCTTCTTTTTCTTGGCTCTCAGCCCATTCACGATAGTAACCATCTGAACCATGATCTATATCTCCATAGCACATACTACAAGTTGACTGACCTTCAGGTATTGGAGAACCACAACATCTACAATTATTCAAATTTATCACACTCCTTTTAGGCAACTGCACATCTTTGGTGCTCTATTTGTAGCATTACGTTACTAACTTTTGCATATACGTTAGTTGTCTTTGGGTCACTGTGTCCCAACAATTCTTGTATTACTCTAAGCGAAGCTCCATTTTTTAACATCATTGTAGCAAAGGTATGACGCATTAGGTGTGGATGTAAATGCAATTCGCTTCTCTTTCCAATTTTGTTAAACACACCTTCTATTGCTCTAGATCCAATAGGTTTAAATAAACCCGTTTTTCGGTCCATGCGATCAGATACGAAAATATAATCTGACTTATCCTTGCGACCATTTATGTACATTTTTAGATACATCATTGCCTTTTCATTTAAAAACACAAACCTTTCCTTATCGCCTTTTCCTATAACCTTAATAGCGTTATTCTTGATATCAGTGAGTTTCAAACCGATAACCTCGGATACACGACATCCGGTAGATAAATAAAACTCTATAAAGGCTCGTTCTCGTGCATCTACACAAGCATTTCTAGATAGTTCAAGTTGCTCAACAGTAAGTCCCTCTCTCAATCGTTTCGGTTGCTTAGGTGTCGCAACTTTTTTCGCCGGATTCTTTGAAATGTATTCTTCATCATGTAACCAACCAAAGAATGACTTTAAACAATATATCTTCGTCTCTTTTGTGCTAGATTTTATCGTATCTCCAAACGCATCAATATAAATCCGTATGTCTGTAGTGGTAATTTGCGCAACTGGTTTGTATACATTTTCAGCAAAGTGTCTGATTATATAAGCATAATTTTCTAATGTATCTTTTGCTGTTCCTTCAAGCCTTTTACAGGCACAAAAGATTTTAAAGTGATCAGGTATATCGGTGGTAACACAAAGGGCGGTAGACTTTGTACTGATATTATAGCCATCTAATACCCTTTCAATTGCTAGACTAGCTCTATTCTCATCCATTTGAACTCCTGCTTTTTTTAATGATTCCAATAGCTTGATAATTACCTCAGTCATAGTTTTGCTCCTCCATTGTTTTAATCGTAGGGATTTGATTTGAAATAGTCTTCAAAACTAATTTGTTTTTCTACAGTTACATCGTCTATATCCATACATTCATTGTAAATAGACTCTAAGCTTTTCTTGTTTTTCCATGTGTGCTGTAGCCTTATTTCTGCATCAATAAATTTCCTCATTTGCTCTGGGTATCGCTTTATATTTTCAATAGCATGCTTGTCTGACATAAACATGCATCCCATACAACTACACCTGCCCAAATATTCATAACAAAAATGTGGTTCTAAATGTAATTCTTTACCCTGTTCAAACATCTTACCTTTTTCATAATCTAGGCATGGTCTATGCCAATGGCAAATAAAATCCGCAACCCTTTTTGTTCTTAGTGTAGTAGAATGATACTCTGTTTCAGGTAGTCTTGACCTGCTTTTACTTTCATCTCTTCTTTCACCGCTTATGAACAAACATTTATTACCCAATATGCTGCGATTTGCTCTAATCCATTTATCCGTTACCCCTGTTTTTAAATATGCAGTGCACCATCGGTTCTTCATGTCTGGCCACATTAATCTCTCTGTAAGAAGCAGTTCAAGAAATCCCTTTGGATGCTGTAACATAACTGGCTTAATGCCCATAAAACTTGCAGTCTTATAAAACATTTGAATATTCTCAGGGTACTCAAACCCTGTATCGCAATACAACAAAAACATCTTAGTCTTATCAAAGTTTTTTAGCGCCCAGTACAATGCACCTGTGCTATCAATACCATTACTATAACTTACGATTATGCTTGTATAATCGCTATGTAACCCTTCTTCAACGATTATATTTGTCTTTGCCAATTTCTCGCCTTCTTTCTAGTACGGAAATGTTTTCTTGGTAGGGACATTAATGTCCTTCGCACTTATTTTCATTTAGAATAACTTTAATATCTTAATTACGTTTTCCAAGTTAAGTTCTACACCATTCCCATTGAAATACATGAGCTTTTGAGCTAACCAATCTTTATAGTTTTCAACATCAGTTTTAATGGCTACCCCATGTTTTTGACTGTAGCATTTAGCACATAACCAAGGTGAAGAGTTGGTAATTGATGCGTTGCTTTCATCAACATATTGATAGGCACTACAACTGCAAATTGATTTACCACAGCACTCACATTTACCTGTAAACTTTCGTGGCTTTGTTCTGCTTGATACAATTTCTCTATGAGCTTTACGCATGGCATCCTCCTTCGTACTTAGTTTTATTTTACGCAAATCTTAATTGTGATTGGCTTGTATCAATTTTCATATTCGGAGCTCGTTCACCAGTTTTTAAATAACTACAATTTGCTCCAACTAATACTTTTGCCATTTGAGGACATACACTGTTACCAACTCTTGCTACTTGCTTTGCTATTGGATAAGCTCTACCTGTATAATCCATATCAATTATGTAATCATTAGGAAATCCTTGTGCCTTAAAAAGTTCATTAGGTGTCAACATTCTGAGCGTGATATCTACAATCACATAATCTATACCGTAAATAGTTACCAGTGCAAACCTATCTTTTGTGACTATTGTATGTAACGGTTCATCTAATGATTGTCCAACACCTTGACTATAGTATTGAATAATAAAGCTTGCTACCATATTGCACTTTTCACGAAACTCGCTTCTAACCTCTTCTTTCTCAACCATTAAAATTCTTACATCTCCAAAATGCCCAGCAGATGTTGTTATAGTATGTAGTGGCTCAGTAACCTCTTGACCTGTTCCACTCTTATAGAATTTTGTTAGGAATACACCCATTAATGCATTGTGATCTTTTGATGTTATTGTATGGATTGGTTCATCAACTCCACTACCTGATCCTTTATAAGTGCCACCATAGTATTTTGACAAGAAGCAGGATGCTAGTGCATATCTTGGGCTTGCATCAATCGTCATTATTGGTTCTTTAACTTCATATGCCCTTACTGAGTCTTTGGACGTTTCTGAATGATACTGTATCAAAATTGGAGATGCTAAATAATGTTTTCCACTAGATACAATTGTTCCTAATGGTTCTTCAACACTATTCGTTCTTGGCAGTTGCCCTTTACGTTCTCCATAACCAATTGGAATCATGTGAGGCGTTACTAAGCAATGTTCATTCTTTGTAACAATCGTTGTCAGAGGTTCATGGATAGTCTTGTTTCTCTCCTTAGTAAATCCAGCTTGTCCAATTTGCATTATGAAAGGTTCTGGATTATTAAATACAAACTTATCCATACCTCTTCCTATACGATTCATTGTGTTTTCTGCTAATGGTTTTTTACGTCCGAATATGGATTTTCCTAAATCAGAAAAGTCTAATACCGTTGATACAGGAACCCATTTTTCTAATCCATTTTCACCAGTTTTTGAATGCGTTGGTACTGGCCAAACAATAGGTTTTCCATCGCACCGTGCAATCATATACCACCGTTTTCTAGTTGTAGGCGTACCATAATCAGCTGCTATTAGTTCTCTCCACTGGACTGAATAACCTAATTTCCGAAGTTTTCTAATGAATTGGTTGAATGTTTCACCTTTTCTTTTAGCAATTGGTATTCCTTTTTTATTAAGTGGCCCCCATGTTTGAATCTCTTCAACGTTTTCTGCTATAATTACATCAGGTCTCACATGCCTAGCCCACTTTACAATAGCAAAAGGTAATGATCTAATATTTTTATCTTTTGGTTTTCCACCTTTGGCCTTACTGAAATGCTTACAATCTGGAGAAGCCCATAATAAGCCAACTTGTCTACCTTTTGTTACTTCCAATGGACTTACATCCCATATATCTTCTAGTAAATGTTGTGAATGTGGATGATTTGTTTTATGCATTAATATTGCATCCATATCATGATTGATCGCTATGTCAACCTCCCTACCAGTGGACATTTCAATTCCAACTGAGGCGCCACCACCACCCGAGAATATATCTACTATAAGTTTTGCTATTTCTTTCATGTCTCACGCTCCTAACATAATTTTAATTGAACTTCTTTAATCCTATTACTAGCTAGGTCGATATACTTTGAGTTTAATTCGATTCCTAAGTAATTTCTCCCATTTTCAATAGCCACCTTTGCAACTGTTCCTGAACCTATAAAAGGATCTAGTACTATACCATCAATAGGGCATCCTGCTAATATGCAAGGTTCTATTAGCTTCTCAGGGAATGTAGCAAAGTGCGCTTCCTTATTATGAGCTGTTGCTATATTCCAAACCGATCGCTTATTACGAAATTCTCTTCTTTCAGCCACAGCTACCGATGGTGTTCCCCTGTTTTCACTTTCGTTAGGAAGCCCTACTGGCTTAATTCCCCAGTTGCCAGGCCCACGCTTCCCATTATTTAAATTACCAATAACACCTTCACTACCTCTTGGTGGATTAGCGTCACCATTAATGCAATTCTCCATAATTACTTCAAAGTCATAATAATACTTCTTTGATTTAGCTAATAGAAAAATATATTCGAAAGATGAAGTTGGTCTATCTTTTACAGCTTCAGGCATGCAATTTGGCTTTTCCCAAATTATATCCTTTCTTAGATACCATCCATCAGCCCTTAGTGCAAATGCAACCATCCATGGAATGCCTACTAAATCTTTTTCTTTTAGTCCTTCCGGAACTTTTGGTATCTTGCATTGTGGACTTTCTTTAGTAGCAACATATAATTCTTTTTGCCCTTTATCATATTCCCATTGTCCTTTTCCACTGCCTGCATATGAATCACCAATAACAAGCCATAAAGTTCCATCATCTTTTAGGACTCTTTTTACTTCTCTAAACACGGACACAATCTTTTCAACGTATTCTTCAGGAGTATCTTCTAATCCAATTTGTCCATCAACTTCATAATCTCTAAGTCCCCAATATGGTGGGGAAGTTACACTGCAATTTATTGATTTCTCAGGAATTAACTTTAATTGCTCAAGACAATCGCCAAGGAATATTTTATTTTTGATTTGATCAACCGAATAATATGATTTATCTTCTATAATTCCAACATCACCAAGCTTTTCTCTCAAACTGCTGAATGAACTTAAATATCTATCAGCATCTTCATGCCTTCTCATTTCAACATATTTAAGATCTTCAATTGACTTTATCAACTCTTTAACATAGCCTAATACATTGTTCAAGATCTCTTTTTGGCCACTGTCTAGGACCTCTGTATTCACCTTAAGTAGGTAACGATAATTATCATTATTCTCATATAAACTCAAAGACTTTTTAGCATTAGCAAGAATCTCGTTTTTTCTAGCCATGTATTTAGGGTCAACCTCATCAGGGACAGTCCAAAAATATTCAGATGGCAGCTCAACTTTATTGATTTCACAAAAGTACTCAATCTTGCTTTTGAAGTAGAACATATGATTTCTAACGATATTTGCACCACTGCCGTCTTCCCAATTTGGGTCTTTGGTACCTATTGTCAATATTATCTTGTGTCTCTCAAATCGCTCTTTAAGTTGACTAACTAAGTCTTCTAGTTTAACCTTTTCTTCTGCCATTACCTCACACTCCTAAGAAATCTGCTATTGTCATCTGCCCATTTCCTTCATAAGGAACACCTATATACTTCAAAACTTCTTTCATACCTAACTGATTCATACAGTACTTATACTGATTTGGATGCGATATTTCCATTCTTTGAAATCTATTTGGTTCACTTTCGAGATGAACGCCAAATGCACAAAACATACACCCCGTCCTTGGCTCACCTGTTAAAATGTATTTCCCATTACTTTCAATAATATCTCCATAGATACTAGATATTTTTAGACCATTTTCAACTACGTATCTCAATGCATCTTGCTTTGTCCAGAATCCCAATGGCTGACTCTTTATAGTTGAGCCATCATAAACATTACATCCTGTCCTGTTGTATTTGCGCTCTCTCATATAGCCTTCATCTTGAGTAATCCCAATAAATGGATATCTTCCAGTTTCCTTATGATATTTTTTGAATGGTGTTTTCTTCATGATGTCGCAACATTTTTCAGATGTATCAAATGGAGCATCTATCAAAAATTTCCAACAATTAGAAAGCTTACCTAACTTACCCCTTTCATCACCATTCATTAAATAATTTCTGTACTTATCTGATAAATTTCCATGCCTTAACTTTCTGATTTTAGCTGCAGTTTCTTTACTTATTAGAGGATATCCATCTTCTTTAACAACTTTGTCATATCGTTTATCAGGTTTAATGGTTGTTACATCATCATAAGTATTAACGAATTTCACTATTTCGGGATATTCTAATCCTGTATTGCAAAATACCAAAGGCACTTTATTTCCCAATTCTTCTTGAATTATGTGTGCCATAACGGTGCTATCTAGTCCACCTGAGAAGCTTATGTATACATCTCCTTCCCAATGCTCATACCAATCACGTATCCTTCTTTTTGACAGATATAATTTCATATCTTTTGGAAGAAACTTTCTTTGATGAAATTCGTATTGTTGAAGCTTCAGTTCATAATCCTGTATGTACATTTCTCCCGCTCCTTAAATCATTCTTTAGGGCTGTAATACTTTAATAACTTCAAATCAAATCCACTTACAATGAAGTCTGTGCATTTTGTTTCGTTAGAACCATTACCAAATTCAGTGTATATAGCCTCCATCTGTTCAAAATTGAAATCAGTACCAAGAAATTCATTCACTGCATATAAATGCTTTCTTTGCAATCCAATTGGCACTCCTTTAATACATGATCTAGAAACGTATTCAATCATTTTTCTTTTGAACTCCAACTCCGTTTCGATATTGTCAAGTCTGAAATAGATGTTGTTTTTGCGTTCTACAATCAATTCTAAATTCATGTTTACAAATGCTGATGGGAACAGTGGTTTTATTCTTTTTAAGCATTCTTCGATTTGCTTTGTCATAATTTAATATCCTTTCTCCGAACTGGAAATGTTATTTAAAATAATGTCATCTGCTCACTTTGAGCCTTTACCCATGGTTCATATTTGCTAAATGGAACGTTCTTAAAGAAATGGCCATTAACCCATCTTGCAAAATGTTTAAGTCTTAAACTATTTGCTTCATTTTTATTAAAAATCATGACATATGGTGTGATTCCTAACTCATGTATTTTCCATAGGCGATAGTTGTCTTCTTCAAAGCTTGTATCAAATCCAACCAACATAAAACACAAATGGGTATAAGGTTTAATTTGTTTACTAAGTATCTTTATTCCCTCAAAAACAATGTTCTCATATTTCATTAAATCCCATGCGTAATGGACGCTTCTAAGGTGCTTGATACTTGCTAAGGCTTCGGCTTTCTCAGGTGTCATTAACCTAACATCAATACCTTGAGTAATATCTACAATCAAATCACGTTCCTTAATCTCTTTGCACTTATCAATCATAAATGGATCCGCTGTAAAATTATTGTCTAGCAATGTAATCACTTTTGATCTAGGATTAATAATATCCTTAATCTCTGCCACCTGATGGAACTTACCCTCTTTCTCTGGAACAAAGCAGAACGCACAATTTCTAACACAACCTCTAGACGTAAATCCAATACCCATTTTGGAAAGAACTTTAGCTTTTTCATGCCTTGAATGTTTTGTCATAATGCCTTTGGTTCGCTTTTCAAGGAACTCAACTGAATATAGATCATAATCTGGACTGCATTTTTCAATTGCATCAGGTAATTTTTTATAAATATCCCAACCGGTACCACCAAATTCTATATTGGGATAGATATATTTAAGCTTTTCTGCTTTTGCTTTATTCCATGTGAAGAGAACTGAGCAGAACACCTTATCAAAATTACCTTTTGCGTATTGATTAAGTAAAACAACCATGTACCCAAGAGCTTTATAATATGTAGATAACTTCATTAATGCTAAGTTTGGTATCTTACCATCAAAATCAATTAATGCTATTGTTTTCATGTGTCACCTTCTTAATTAATTTGCTTTTCTCTACCATTTAATGCCATCCATTTTCGTTGATATTGCTTTTTCCTATCAACCTTGCACTTATCACACATATTTTCCTTATATCGCTTTAAAATTGTAGCACCACATCTTCTGCAGTATTGGGGCTGTATTCTATAAAAACTCGTGCACGCATCACAATTTGATTCACCTGCAGTACATCCGTTATCCCAGTTCATGCAGAGTTCTCTTTGCCAATAATCATGATCGTCATAATGATTACATATTCGAGCTTTAAGTAATAAAACCAACTTGGTCATATCCTCTTTTACTTGTTCTTTTTCTTCGGTATTCAAAAGTCTATGTGATATCTTTCTTTCTGGTCTACCATCACCCCAAGCGCCATTTCCAATCAATCTCGAAACTTTATCCAAGTCCTCGGTAAGATACATATTATAAACCTTACCTCTGATTGCTTTTACTGACTTGTTAAGTTCATCTAGCATCATTTCATAATTAAATCTTTGCTTAATCATTTCTCCAAGTCTAAGACATTCATCATTAGTCCATTTCGTGTGAGTATCTGCCTTTAAAGGACGTTCGATTAAATTCAAATCGCATATTCTTCGCTGTATTGCACCCTCGGTCCTGTTCAACTTAAGAGCAATTTCGCTGTATGTGTACCTAAATTGTTTAACCAATACCTTAAGCTTTTCCTCTTCAAGCTTAGTCCATTGAGACTTATTTATCTTGTGGCTGTTAAAATCTCTTTTACGTTGTATGTCTACCCAACTAGGCTCTGCACCTATAACATTTTTTTCGACCTTAGACCAATCAATTATTGTTCTGTTCTTTTCCGCCCATTCCCAGAAATCTTCAAGATATACTACTTTGAATCTGCTTTCAGATACTCTCTTGTACTTTATTGGAAATTGTCTATTTCGTATCCATGATGTTTCTTTATATGAATAACTTTTATTACCAAGGGCTACAATTAATTGATTAAAGGTTATATATTCACCGTTATTAAGAAATGCTCCAAGTCCCATTTTATTCTTCTTAATATTTATGGCATTTATACTTCTATCTAGATTTTCAGCGATAGTGTTGATTGATATAACACCCCAATTGTCTTCAAGATATTGTATATCTTCATCGGTCCAATTCCTGCCAATTCCCAACTTCTACACACCACCATTCTCATTCAATACCATTTCCATAGCCTTTTTCTCAATCTTGTCAAAGTCATAGTCTCTTTGCTCAAAGTTGATGAATTTATTAGAAGGTTCAGGCTTCTTTTTCCCATCATCTGTAAATTCATCTAGCCAACCCTTAGCATTGAGCCATGTAGAAGCATGTGGGGTAAATCCTTCTTTGAACCGACTGTCACCTTTTATTGATCGCTTAACACCTTCAATAATCTGATTAGTAAATTCGGTATTAGCATCTAGCTTTTCCCAAGTTATTTCAGCTTGCCCCCTACTTACTTTCTTAGGCCACACTTCCCAAAACTTCTCAAACAGTTCCATCTGAGCCTTCGTTAGTTCAGCTTTTTTCTTAGGCTTCTTAGGTTGAATGGGCTTTTTCGATTTTAATGGCTTAGGTTCTTCAGAATTTTTTGGTTGTCCAATTATGCCCTCATCAATCTTGATATCAGTATTTATGTCCTCTTTAGCTGCATAAATGTTATCACCTAACGAGTTAATGACAACATTTACTCGCTTCATGTAGTTTTCAAAAGATTTATCTTTAAAATCAACTAATAAATATTCTTTAACAAAGGTTACTTCTTTGCGTCTTGAAGTTGCTTCAATGTATCTTTTTTGAATACCCTTAGAAGTCAAAACCCCATACTTTTTATAGATTGACTTGCTAAAAATTTCCCATTCTATGCATTCATTAATTACATCATTTATCAGATCAACGTCAGCATTAAATCTGCTTCGATATAATAACAATTCACGCTCAGACCATTGAAGAAAGAATCCATTGTTGTAAATTATTTGCCACAAAATAACCAGCACTCCTAAACCTTGTGGCCCAAATTTCGAAGTAATAATATGGACTTCATCATCAAACTTTACATCTAGCGGAAAATAATCAATTCCATCCTTATTTGGTCTAGCCACTTTATCACCCGTCCTTACTTCTCTAAGAATTTAACTACTTGTTGGTAACTATCAATGTCTATCTTTGCGATTGTTTTTATTCTTTCTATCCCCTGTGTTCTATAACGTTGAGCTGTTTTCTTAACAATAAATCCCTTTGTCTTTTTGATTGAATCAATGACTTCATCCCAATTTTTTTCTTCCCAGTAGTATAATCTTAGAATTTCATGTTGGATGTGTGGGAGCTGCCTATAAGCAATATTAAGCTTGTCCAAGACAATTGATATAAGATTTAGTTCAATTTTGATTTCAGCTCTTGTTGTAAAATAGTCAGAGTTAATATCTTTTCGATGCTCAATGGCTATTCTACTTGTGCTATCACTTATCTTATTTGATTGAACATTAATGCCATCACCACCACCAAAAAGAGCACCAGAGATATAATCCTCATCCAACTCCCTAGAAAGTAAAATGAGCTCTCTTGAAAGACTTTCTAGGATAGCTTCTAGGGTATGATGTTTTTTAAATAAATACTCTACTTCGTGATACCTTATGTAGTTCAAGGGCTTCACTCCTTTATTCTTTTGGCATTTGGTAAACCGCAAAAACATTATTCCAATAGCTTGTATATATATCAGGTTGCTTACTTTTTTTCTCAGCTGAACGAATAATGCAAGATTGAATTTCATCTAAAACTTCTATTGCACGCTCTTTTGTCTCATAACTTCCTAAGGTTTCAAAATATCTATCCATGTTTGTATGGTTGTACATAGTTCGGATTGTAAACTTATCAGCTACTGACTTTCCTGTAATGTCAATCTCTTTAGCTGCAGTTAGCCTTGAAACTAATATAAGATTTAATCTATCCTGGCTTCTAATCCATATTTCCAATTTCTATCGCCTCCTGTCAACATTTCTAATCGCTTCACTTGCTGTTCTATCAACATAACCACCAGAGTTCCTATTGCTTCTTCTCTCTGAGATATCCTTTGCAAAACCATAAAGTCGGTTACGTTCTTCTTTCAATCGTTGTTCATATTCTGCGTTCTTCCTGTCAGCAATTTTGACTGCATTTAAGAATTGATCACGGCTGACATATTCTTTAAGTGCTTCAACAAGTGGTGCGCTTCTATCGTTTAACCTACTTTCTAGATGTGCAATATTCTTTTCCCTACCTAGTTGCCTATTTATGTTATCAATCTCAATATGTAATTCTTTTACCCTCTTTTTTAATTTTTCATTATTGCCAATTTTTTTTAATTCACTTTGCAGTTCTAATCTATACTCATATATGTCATTAAGCCTTGCATCAACTCCCATTAACTTTGTTCCACACTTCCTACATGTGAGAAAGTTCATCTAGTCACGCTCCTTAAAATCTTTACATACAGTGTAATCCCCTGCTAATTCAAATAAGCAATGATTACAAAGTTCGTCACCATATGGATTATTGGGTTCAGGTGGTGAGTAATCGTAATGTACGCAATCTCTGCAATCCTTTGGCCTTCCAAATTTATATCTAAATATAAGGAAGATTATTGCAACAACCACTGAGTAAATTATGTATGCTTCCATGGGGGTTTTCATTTAATCACGCTCCCAAATACTTCTTGCAACTTGCTTTCCTGTTACAAGGCCTTTTAAAGTAACTGCACTTACCATCAGTATCTCTAGTGCATCTGCCTGCATTTGACATATTAGGAAGTATGTTAATCCCAAATGGTGCTGCTAATAATGTTAATTCTGCAAGTTCCTTAGCTATAGATGGTTGAATAACATAATCAATGGATGACATTACTGCACGTCCAGTTCCAGCACATAAAACCACTCCACCCCTATTATGATTTTCATTACAATAATCAATAATCTTGGCACCAATGTACTTTTCAAAAATGTCATTTACACTTTGCTCATAAACGCCTACGCAATCACCACATGCTGTATCGTAAAGATGAACACCAGTGATGCAGTTGCTTTCATCTAAAGATATATGCCCTCTTGTACTACCAGGGAATCTAATAGGATAAACTCCTCTGAACTTGCTACATATATATGTACCATCACCAATATGCTCAAGCAACATCCTAGATGATGGTTTTAGATGCCGATCCATTTCTCTAGTCAAGTCGTTGAAAAATTCTGTTTCATCTTCAAATCTTATTTCATTGATTAATTCCATGGAATCACGCTCCCTTTTCGTACTATTCAACGTTAATATCCTTTTTGATTTCATCAATCAAATCACTAATCATAATGGCTCTCTTGTAATCGTCTGTAAAAATGCACAAGCTATTTCCTTGTTCTTTCTCCCATTCGTTAATTAACTCTTGAGCTTTTGTAATTAATGGACTTTGTGTATCTAAACAGCTATACATATCCTCGTAACCATCTTCACATTTGCCATTAATAACATCACGCAAGTCAATTCCAAAATGAGGCGTTGCCTCTGTAGCCCAAAGATAGTTTGGTACTTCTTCACCTTCCAAAATCTTCTCTTCTAACCACTCTGAAACACCTGTTATGTCTTTAATGTTTTCTTCTCCACTAAGTATGAAATAGCCATCATAATCTTTATAGTGAATTTTTGTAGCTTTTCCAAATAGCACATTTTCTTTCATTTCTTGCTTAGCATCCCATTCTAAGCGTCTTTTTTTCTCAGATTCTTTGCATTTACAATGTCCCGACATAGTTCCTTCTCCGCAATGCTCACAAACAAAAAGTTTTCCAGTATGGCACCTTCTGCATTGCTCAATATAGCTATTACCGTTTTTCTCAACAAGGACAAACATCAACCCTTTACAGCTTGGACATGGTATTTCATTTTCTGATAAATTTAAAATCAACTTTTCTTGTAATTGCTCAAATAATTCTTTAGTGCTTAATTCGCTCATCTATTTAGCTCCTTTTCTTTACCTCTCAATAGTTTTCAATATGGGTACATTTTCAAATCCAATTCCAACCCTGCATCAGCAATTACAGTTTCAATGCCTGTTAGGGCTTCAATCTCTTTCACCATTCGCTTGGCATCTGAATTACCGTCTGATAAATGAAGCAAAATTATGCGTCTGCATTGGCTTAAATCATTAGCCTTTAGAAATTCCTTGCAATGTTCCAAACTCATATGACTTTCAAGTAATCGCTTTTTCATTGCTTCATCTACATATCCAGCTTCTACATTCGCATTTAGGGTATCAAGGATATAATTTGATTCAATCATGATGTAGTTAAGTCCTTGGAACCTATTTTTCAAATAATATGTATCTGTTGCGAATAACAGCTTCTCGCCTGTTGGCCTATACTTGATTATGAAACCTCTGGAATCAAGATTGTCATGTTCTGTTTCAAAGGATAATACCGTAAAGTCACCGAAGTTAATCTGTAAGCCTAATGTTGCTTCAATTGCCCTGTACCTTGACCCATTTGGAATCTTTAATGCTTCAATCGTTCCTTTGCTAAGGTAACAATCTATACCCGATTTCATTACATCTAATACGGCTTTGGAATGGTCTTTGTGTTCGTGGGTAACTAAGCATGCCAGTACTTTTGATAAGTCGAAATCAAGACCTTTTTTGATATCACCTATAGGTATGCCTGCTTCAATGAGCAGGCTCCCTGTTGGTGTAGATAGAACATAACAATTTCCTTTGCTCGATGAGCCTAACACCGTGAGTTTCATGATTAATAACCAGGACCATCTTCTACGATGATTTCCTGTTGTACAACTGTTTGTTGAGACGTCTTGCTTTTAGGCTTGTCCTCAACTACTTCTACCACTTCGGCAACTTCAGTCTCTTCATCTTCAATGTCAATGATTTCTTTATTTGCATTCTGCTTAATCGTATTCGAAACAACCTTTTCCTTGTCAATTTCAGGCATTTCATCCTCAACATACATGTTTGCAAGATTTTCAGGAAAAGCTTCTCTTAATGCTTGAACTAAAGCTACTTTTCTAATCATCGTTGAAGGCTTTGACTTCCAAATTGATTGACCTTTGTCGTACTCTTTAAAACTAACTTTCATAACCGTTGGAAATTCTCGATCACTTCTATGAACCTTAGCCCATCCACCAAGAAGCTTATCTGTTGGAAGAGAAAAACACCCTTCAACTTCAATTATTTCTCCGTCTCTATCAATAATGATTCCTGCTTCATGTCCTGAAAGTAGATTGCTTGATTCAGCTCTTTTCATATAAGCTTCTTTACCCACAATAAGTTGACATTCATCACCAAACTTAATTGGATATGCTTCATTTAGGAATGGATTAAGCTTTTGAAATTTACATAAACTCATAAACATGAAAATTTCAGCGTCGGTCATTTCTTTGTTACCTCTAGCAAGGAACTTCTTAACTATTGAACCTGTTAATTTGATTTCCTCACCGTTTACCTCGTATAACATTTCCTTTGTTTCAATTGTTGATAATTGATTTTGCTTATCTGCCATCTTTTGTTTCCTCCTTAATAATATTTAACTTGTAAATGCTGTTTTTAGTCTTTACTTCAATGGTAGCCTCATCCTCATAAATTGACTCAATTTTTGAAGTTCTTAAGCTCCCACCTTCTTCAAATTCCATCATCATTGCAGAACCAACCGCTAGAGAATCACATATTAACATTGCTTTTTTATCTTGTAAGTGATACTTATCAGTTGGTGTAATGTAACATACTTTTACATTTATAATATTCATGCTTCAACCTCCACACGTAAAACGCTATTCCTATCGTTCCAATCTTTCTTAGCCTTTTCCAAAGCTTTAACAGAATTTATTGGCAATTCATTAATTTTTTTACCACTTTTAATAGCTTCTATTAACTCACTGAATTCTTTATCTGCTTCAATCCCAGAAAGTTTAAATTGAACTTCTTTATCCAATTCATCCCATGATGCAGCCTTGATAAGATTAATGATTTGGCTAGGACTTTCGATTAACTTACTTACTGACTCTCGATTGTCAATAAAGATTGGAGCTGTAACGCCATAATAGGCACAAAGCGTATTGATTATGTCTAACCCAGCATTCATCTTGCCTGCATGATTTGCTTCGCTAAATGGCACGAATGAACCATTTGTATTGATTAAAGCTTCACAGCAAGGATTAATCCCACCATTTATCTGTTGATCGAACAGTTTGAAGTTTACATACTTAAATCTGCTGTTAATGCTTCCTTCAATCAAATTTACCTTGGCAATTTCAAACTGACCCATAAGGTACTCTTGACCTTCTAACTCACTAATTTGGGCAGATATTTTCTTTTCTTCATCTTTCAGATCTTCAACACGCTTCAAGATTTTTGCCCTGTCATCTTTGCTGTTTAATATCTTATTGCAAGCATCTATTTTCGATTGAATATCTCGCTTATTTTCAAGTAATAAGGCCGTAGTATCTTCAATAGGCTTGTCCAAATCAGCTTGAAGTGTATTTATTTGTTTATCTATTGTGTCGTATTCGACATCTTCAGAATAAATAATTTCAACTGTTGGTTTTGAGATCTCCTTACCAATGGTTTTCAGTTCTTGTTCAAGCTGTTTTAATTGAGTTTCAGATGCTTCTACTTTTAAAATTAATTCATCAATCGTAGCTTGAGCCTGTTCAGTACTTTTTTTAACTGATAATCCCTCTTGGTTATTTTTTATGATTAAGAAATCAATTTTATCAATAGATTTCTTCTTTTCAGTTTCAAAGTTCGTAAACATTTCAAGTAACTTGGTATCTTTATCATCTGTTGGCAAGGCCTGCTTACATGTAGGGCAAATGAAAGCGTCTTCTGGTGGTTCAACAAATGATGTTGCTGTAATCTCTTTTTTCTTGCCACTCAACTCCTTCCATTCATTAAGTAGCCTAGTTCGTTCAGCGCCATTTTTAATAATGACTTCATTACATTGATCAATTCGATTCTTAAAACCTTGAATATCTGCTTCAACCTTTTGAATTTCAGCTTCTACTTTTAATTGCTCTGTATAAGCATCTTTTTTACCTTTGTTAGCATCAGAATCAATTCTAGCCTTAACTTGTTCAAGCTTACCCTTGAGTCCATAAAGTTCTTGTTGTTTCTTCCTGAATCCAGTCGCAATATTAGCAGCATCAGTCATTTCAAGTTCTATGCCTTCCATAATGCGTTGGTATTCTTCCGAGGATTTCTCAACATCTGAATAATCTGGTTGATCAAGTGGAATTGACAGCATAAGTTCATCAATCCTAGGTGGTATATCAGACTTGTCCTTTTTAAATGCTTTAAGTCTTTCAGAAATAATCTTCTTGAAATCATCAATTGACTTGCCCGAAAGATCTACCTTTAATTTAGATAATTTGGAATTTGAGTTTAATACTTCGTCTTCTGTAACATCACCACAAATCTCGATGATAATTTTGCGTCTATCTTCCCATTTAAGCTTAGTATTGAAGAAAAATGGGTTAGTAATCATTCTGAACACAGTTTCATCAACGATTTGCCCAATTTTTACTTTATATTCAGCTTCTTTTACGGGTACTTCATCAACCCAATATGAAATGGTATTACCTGTAAGTTCAGAAGCTTCAGACCCTCTCTTGCGAGTCCATTTCTCTTCTGACATCTTTTTTAATTTCAATGGTTTACCATCAATTGTTAATTCAGCTTCTACTTCTGTCTGAAGCATATGTATGTCATTGCCATCTTTATCCTGAGGTTTTATTTTGAAGGTTGTTTTATCATCACTGTTTTTACCGAAAAGCAACCATAAAAATTCATCAAATTGTGTAGTTTTACCAGTTCCATTGTCTCCATACACACTAGCATTTTTCCCATTCAATGGAAGCTTAAAGTCTTTTATTCCCTTGAAATGCTTTGCTTTTAACCAATTCAATCTAATATCCATAACATGCCTCCTTATTTCTTCCCATTTTTTTTCAACTTGTTCATCATATATGTATCCTGCACTCTTATAATTGCTATTTGTATTTACACAAAACAATCTGCAATACCTTTCCTTAGGTGTCCACCATGAGCAATTGCTACAGGTCTTCATAGGCTTTACTTCTTATTCTCTTACCTAATGCAAACTCAACACCTTGTTTTGTTAGCCTGAAAGAAACACTTCCATCTTCTTGAACATTCTTACCTTTAACTGCTGCACCTATTTCAACTAAATAATTCCAATCTTTATCATTTTTATTTGTAAAGTATCTATTTCTATAAGGTTTATTGCTATGATCTAACCCAATTGCATGTTTCATCTTTTTCATTTGAAAATCTGTGATTTCCCAGAACATCACATTGTAAAGTTCTATAAATCTCTGTGCTCTTTGTTTGGTGTTTATGAAACCATATCTACCTTTAAGGTATTGATAATCTGCAATTAGCTTAGTAGGTGGTGATGTCCAATAACTTCTTAAAGTTTGCCTACCGATTTTGCAACAAATAAACATTCCATTGCTTTTATCATCGCTGTTCTTTGAGGACCATAGCTTCATTCACATCAGCCTCACTTTCCTTAACAACTTGCAAGCAAGATATATCAAATCCTCCTCTTTTGCCTTCTAAAAGAACAACCATGCTTCCGCAAACTGCCCAAGGTTCTGAACGAGTAACCCAAACTTTACCTACATTCTCTTCTGCCTCAATACAATTTACCATTTTAACTTTCGTTCCAACTTTCATGATTTTATCTCCTCCTTAGGTATAATCGAATTCACTACTTCAAACGATGTGATCGTGCATCCATTTTCTCTCTCAAGCGCCTTCTTAACTTTTGCAAGTCTATTCTCACGGTCTTCCATTGCTTCTCTGTAATCCTTTTTACTTACCTCAACCTCTTGAAAGTAAGTCATTGTAAGTCATTGTGAACGTTTCCCTTACTTTCATAACTACAACTCACCTTCTTCATAAGCATTTAGCTTATCTTCAAGATTCATGATCCTAATGCCTAAGAACATACCTGCAATTACACCGCCGCATAGAAACCCCGAAAAAAATCTAATTACTTCCCACATAAAATATTTCTCTCCTTTCATTTTTCTTGTTCGGAAAATTGGACTATTGTTCATCAACCGTGATTTTTTTATCGTAATGACTAAAAGTTAATTTTTTACCTTTTAGTTTTGGATATATTTCATGTACCAACTCCCATGCTTTTATTTCTTTTTGCATGGCTTCTTCCATTGTTTGCTTTGCCCTATCGTGTTTGTCATGCTTAACATACATTTCTGCCAATTTCACAAGTGAATTATATTTCATAAAGGCATATCTAATCTTACTTGTTGCTAGATATTGTTTTTGCTTAAACACTTAAAATCACTCCTTCGCTTTTGTTTTTTGTTCTTCTAAAAATCGTACTATTCTTTCTTAATACTATCCAATAATTTTGTTACTGCACTAAGTTTGTCGTATATCTCGTTTAACATTTCTGACTGACCATTATTGAAGCTATCATCACACTCAACTACATTCATAGCCAATTCTAACCTCTCTATTGATTGCTCGATGTAATGAACCATTTCTTCTTTGTGGGCTTGCTCTATAGTCATTTTTTACCCCCTTAATACGGAATAGTTTTCAATGTCGCCAAACTACCATTGGTCTATTTCATAAGCTGTCCATAGTCCCATTATGCAAAATCCTAGCAAGCTAATTATTCCCCACAAACAAAACATGCGATTATATGGATATATACTGATACCATTTGGATATGTAACTGATGTATCTTCACCTGAATCAACTAATGTTTCTCTTAATTTCATCAAAACATTTGTCTTTTCTAATTGTCCTGAATCGGGCTTTAAATTAATTAATTCCTGTCTTGATGCAACTAAATTTTCATACCAAAATCCAATGTCATTTTTAGGTTGTTTTAGAAATATTGAAACCGTTCCAGCTGTTAGTTCTTTGCTTTCTAGATATTTAATTGCTGTATCTAACTCTTTTGATGCTAATTCTACCGTGTTTGCATCTGCTGCTCTTTTCAAATGGCCTGTACAATTAATACTGAATTCATACCCTTTAATGATTCTTGCACTAGCCCACCATAATGTTGAAATTGTAAATAGAATAAGTAATATTGTAAGCGTTTTTTTCATAAATTCTCCTTCTGTGCAATGCACAATGCTTATTGTTTTTTCAAATTATCAATATAATCAAATGATCTTTTACTCATTAATCCACGTTCTCAACTATCCAAACGTGCTTCTGCTGTACACCCCATTCATCTGCTTGTACCAGTTCTGGTATGTATAAATCAATGCGATTACCCTTTATATCTGAGCCTATATCCTGTGCCTGACGATATCCAACGTCTTCTATGTACACCCAAGTTCCTGGTGGAATAACGTTCCAATCAGATGCTATGGTTATTTCTTCTGTCACTGGCTCACCGCTTTTGGTAATCCCGTAAGCACGATCACCAGGTTTCTTACCAGTACTTTCTGCACCTGCAGTATAAGCGGTAATCGTAAATTCGCCTAGATAACCATGAATACCACTGCTACTAGAAATACAAGTGAAGCAGCTGCAAAAATAAGTATGACTTGGCTTAAAAACATATTCACGAATTTTCGGACTGAAGGCTTTCTCGTAAAGTGCCGTAACTGTTTGTTCTTGCCGTTTAATATTATCTTGAATTGCTTTGTTAATTCTTCCTTGGATAATTCCATTGATTAATCCTCCTGCTATAAAAATTGCAATGATTACTATTATCAGAACGGTGGATAAAATTCTGTTAAGCTTTCTCAAATTTAAGTTCGATTGCAGACTTTCTTTTTTTGCCATACTTGTATACCGTCCTTCTATCAACTTTATAGCCTTTGCTTAATGCTATAAGCGTTAAGTTTTTAGAAAATCTAGGAATATGCTTAGGTTCTAAACCTATCTTTTTGCTAACTTCTGCCACTGAAAACCATCCCATTTTTGAAAATTCATCAAAATACATTTCTGCCAATGAAGCAGATTTCCCACCAACCTTATTCTTGGCTCCATTGTCATTAAGTAACTTAAGTGGTTTGAGTTGCTTATTATTTTGCATTAATCTTCTTTCTTCATAATGTTCATTTACTCTGAAAAATTCTTCAACGGTTAGTGTCGTCATTTAAATTCCCCCATTATATTTTTATTAAATCTAACCTTGTTATTGCCTTCCACCCTAGTGGTTCAAGTACCAAGTTGAAAGTTTCAATTAGTTTTGGGCTACCTTCAATTTGCTTTAGGATGTCATTAAGTTCTAGCCTGTCAATTTTCGGACTTGGATCACCACCCAATTTAACTTCATCAACCTTGCCTAGATCGTTCACAATCTCTTTTACTTCATATTGCTGCTCTTCTTTCACGGTTTTATGTGATTCAAAATCATTATTTATCGTGTTGTTCGTGAATACAATTGATTTTGCGTTTTCAACTTTTAGGGGTACTAATGTGTTTTCACCTTTTAATGGTACTAATATGTACTCACCCCTACTGTGGGTTTTAATCGCAAATCCCTTTTCCTTTGCTACAGCTCTAATATTCTTCATGTAGTACATAAAATTAGATTCTGTTCTCATTAGTTCAGCAATCTCTAACTCATCAAAAATAGTTTTTTTAGAGAAGTTTATGTTACTATTTATTAAAGTTTCAACTACCTTGTTATAATCTCTAGGTTTTCCCTTCACGTTATTGTCCTCCTTCAATTCATTTAATGGTTTGAGCTGTTTATGATTTTCAATCATTGGTGTCATTTCTGTATGTTTTTTGTAATCTTCTTCTATTTCAGCTTTAGACAAGCGTTCAAATAATTTATCTGCATCTACATAAGGCATTTATTTACCTCCAAACATGGACAATTAATATTTATTATGTTATACTAACTTTGACATTTTTCATTGGTCCTTTTTAGGGCCTTTTTTCTTTTATAAGCACATTTAGGGCATCTGTAACCAAGTATGCTCATTACTGTGTAAACGCTTATGTTCCACCATTTTTTACAATCCATACATTTCGCATACACTGATCTATTCACCTTCTTTCATGGGGTAGTCAGCTTCTAGGGATTTTTTTGTGCATTCTTCGCAACCACCTTTCCCACAATATACTTCTAATCCAAATGAATCAGGGCAAGGTTGTCGTTCAAAAAGCTCAGTAACAACTTCTTCATCATTCATACCTTTGAAAATCATAGGACGCTCTTCTCTAATCTTGTCGTAACCCTTCATCTAATTAGCCTCCTTGCATATTGCAAATTCAACTTGTCCATTTACTTTGTAACTTAATAATTTCAATATCCCATCGGAAATAATTTCAGCCATCTTCATTACTGTGCTAAGTCTTGTGTTCTGAAGAATAAGCATATCCATATATCCCGAAAAATTAACCACACCAGTTATGCTTATGGTTCCTACACTTTGAAGTGTTTTACCTACACCAGAACCTGGCTCTATGGAACCCTTGATTATATTTATATTGCCAATATGACTTGTCTTACCTAGAGATGCATCAATAGCAACTATCAATGGGTTCGCATGAGTACATCTGATATACTCAAGGATTTGATCAAGGTTCTTGGCATGTACTGGGCTATCCAATGTGCCATATACCCTTGCTTGTCCATCAATTAGCTTTGATATATAGTGACCAACCAATGGTCCTAAGCTGTCACCTGTAGCTCTATCAGTACCAATGCAAATTATTACAATTTCAGAATATGAATTCTCTCTCAATTCTTTCGCAACCACCGAATTTAATGCTTTAAAAAATTTCGTGTCAGCATCTTGATTACCAATGTTTACTATTTCTTTTTTACTCATCGTTTAATTGATAACCTCCTTACCATCAGCCTTTCCAACTTCTTTCTTAATCCAAGACTTCATATCGCTTCTGTTAAAATGAGTGTTTTTAAGTGCACTCTTTCTACTCTTAGACTTCTTTTGTTTCATCAATTGCACCTCCCCTTACTTTTGCCTTTAAACTCTCAAGAAGTTCTTCTTTAGACATCTGATAACGTTTTCTCTTAGCTTTGTATTTGCTTCTTTTAAAACCTAAAAAATCAATTCCTATCGTTGGCATCTGTAAACCTCCTTAAATCTGATTAATAGTAAAAACAGAATGGGCTTTAATAAACACTTTGGGGGGTGATAGTTTTATTTTAAACTGGGGTGGTTTAGCCCACTCTGTTAACTGAGCAGCAGGGAGTTGAACCCTGCATTAAGAGAACTACATTTACTTTGGGAGTGTATTGACTGAAATTCTCTCCCCTTTACTCAACACGATTAAATTAAAGGTTTTTATGGCCCTGATGCCACTTTGCTTGTAGTAAGCTTGTCCCACTAGCCGTAATCGCTCTTCCAGATTACTTCTATCAAAAGCAGATTAATTGCTTTGTCTGATAGTGGAACGGGAAGCAGGGATTCGAACCCTAGAAACCGAAGATCTTCTTCCTTGAAAATTGCAAGTGCTTGATAAATTGGCTTGTCCTCCTTTTAATGATTTCTAAAAGAGTCAATGGCTCTTTGTGCTGCGCCTTCTCCGTTATCTCGATCGTATCCCCATTCATCAAATTCAACGTCAGAAGATAGGTCAACTTTCATTACTTTTCCATTCAGATAATCAAAGTATTTTTGAATACCCATTCCATCTAAAATAGCTTGCGCCTCAACTGTAGTCATATCTTTCGGATATTCCATCAATCCCATGGCCACCATTTGAACATTAAACCCTTGAATCTTTGACTTATTAAAGAGCGTACTTAATACTTCTGCCTTGTTTAATCCTTGAATATTTACCATAAAACATTCCTCCATTATTTTTATTTTTAAGCCACATACTTAATCATGTACTCTTTAACAATCGCCGTATAAATCTCTCTAAGCTTTTTATCATCTTCAATACAATCAAGCTTGCAGACTTTAACTGCAGTTTTGCTGTGTCCTTCGCTATAAAGCTTTTTCTTTAGGTTTTCTAGCCGTTGCTCAAGCCTTACTCCTGCCCTTGCGCTTAGAAGCTTATAGCTTTCTGTCCTGATGTTCCTAAATTCATTCTCACCGAGTACATAAGCAATTTTATTGAGCATTTCATTAATCTCTTTGCGCCAGTTATCAGGTCGTTGTACAATGGTGTCTTTTATGTTTTGTATTTGTGTTGCTTGAGCTGTAACAGCTTGTCCAAGTTGGCTCACTTGAAGTTGCTGAGTTGCAACCGACTTAAATAATAAATTAAACATCTGTAGATCCGGGCTTAAACTAGAGGTATCAAATTGACCTTCTTTAATACTGAAATATGTATCCTCAAGTATTTCATAAGTTTCCCATGCCTTATCTGTATCAAGAATCTTTGCATGTCTTAATGCGCCTGATTCAGTCCAAAGGTATAACTTATTAACATTTACTGGCACAAGGTCAATATTATTGACTTCGCGTTTTAGTTGCCTTAATTCATCACCTTGAAGGATATGATACTGTTTTCCTTCTTCAAATCTGTCCTTATGATTAAAAAAATTGTTTTGAATGTTATTAACATCCGTTTGATACTGCTCTGCTAACTGAGCCGTTAACAAAACCCTTTTGTTTTGCCTTTCAATTACCCTCAATTCACTCATAAATGTTAGCCTCCAAATAATTTGTTTAACCCGCTTTATGTGTCTTTTTCGACACCTTTTCCCCGACAAAAATCTCATCAATAGTTAGCGGATCTTCTCCTTTCTTTTTTAACTCTTTATTTATGTACCCCCTTATAAGTTCACATTCATTTAGGAACCAAGGTTGCTCCCCATTCTCTTTTTTGCCGTATTGACAAGGTGCCACGCCAATTAATTGAGCAAAATCATACTGCTTAATGTTTAGTCTATTCCTTAAATATTTAAGAAATAAGTACATTGTTTTTTCTTTTTTCATCTTATCATCTCCTTTGATGTGTCTTATACGATACTGTCATTATATCATCTATCCAAATATTGTCAAGACTAAATATGCATTAAAAGAAACTTTTTTATTTACAATATGATATTTTAGTGTATAATATAATATGTAACAACATTTGATTTGAATGATTTGGAGGCTATACAATGAATATATATGGTGCCAATTTAAAAAAACTAAGAAGAGAAAAAGGATCAAGTCAAGAAGAGCTTGCAAAGTTTGCAGGAATTAAATCTAAATCTACTATTTCAAAATACGAACGCGGTGACATTGTGCCTACATTAGACGTTGCTAAGAATATTGCGGATTTTTTTGGTGTGTCTGTTGATTCCATGACTTTAAAAAATCAAACCATTGAAAATTCAATTACTGATCGAAATTCAAAAGAACTTATAGGATTGCCAAAAGAATATATTAACGCAATCAAAATAGCTTATAACAACGGCATAACACCAGAAAAATTAATTGAACTTATTGAATTTACTACAAATTTAAGAAAGTAGGTGTAATTTTATGGGTAGTATTTATCAACGGAAAAGAGACGGCAAATGGGTCGGCACAATTGAGGTACCTAATACGGATTTAAACAATAAAAAACGTGAACGTGTCAGTGTATATGCAGACTCGGAAAAAGAAGTTAAAAGACTATACAACAAATTGGAAGAAGATATTGAAAAAGAAGATTCATAAATAACCGAAATACCTCATTTGAATCAATGCTGAATAAGTGGTATACAATTCACAAACCAAAGCTAGCAGTAACAACAGCATCTCTTTATAAAATGTATTTGGACAAGCATATTATTCCTGTCATTGGCGCTGTTAAGCTTAAGGATCTCAAACCTATGGTTCTTGACGAATTCTATAACAAAAAACTCGAAGAGGTATATGACGTTAAGAATAATAAGAAACTTTCTCCTAATACTGTTATAAAGCTTCACAAGTTAATTCTTACCGCATTAAATTATGCAGTTACTAATGATATTATTGAATCAAACCCTGCTAGCAAAGTTACCCCAATAAAAAAAGTTGTTTATAAGCCTAAGATTTATAATGAAGAAAAGTTTAATAATCTTTTAGATGCAGTTGCAGGTACATTTGATGAAATACCGATATTATTGGCTGGTGCGGTAGGTCTTAGACGAGGTGAAGTGTTTGGCATCAGATCTGTTGATTTGGATTTTAAAGAAAACACCATTACTGTCGAAGAAACAAAGGTTAAGTGGGACAAGTATATAATCAAAGACCCCAAAAGTGAATCAAGTAAAAGAACAATAATCACGTATCCATTTGTAATGCAAGTAATTAAAAATTATTTAGGCTCTTTAGATGTTGTTCCTGAACGTGTTTGTGATAAGTTTAAACCAGCTGCTTATTCAGAGCATTTTAAAAAATTATTAATTAAATATGACTTACCTGTAATTAGATTTCATGACCTAAGACATTATAATGCAATCATCATGCTTAAGTATGGCATATCTGATAAAGTGGCTTCTGAAAGACTTGGGCACGCCTCTACCGCGATGCTAAAGAATATCTATCAGCACACAACTGATGACATGCATGAAGATGCAGCCAAGAAAATAGAGAACGCTTTATCCAAAAAACCTGTCAGCCAAATTGACAGCCAAGGCATAAATTAAGACATGAATTATACTACTTTAGGACACTTTTTTGCTCTTGACATGAATGTCATCGGATGTTATAATACTCTAGGATATTGGAAAAGCGCGTTTCTTATAAGACACGAATGCTAGGCTAAGGATCTAGTCCATATTACTTGGGTAGGGGTTCAAGTCCCCTCGACTGCACGCGATTCTATCGATTTTATTAGTCTCAGAAAATACTCTGTCAGCCATTTTGACAGCCATTCAAAATTTACATGATTTATTACAGCCAACGACAAAGGGATACCCCACCAGGTATCCCTTTTATAATTGGAATTTATGCACTTAATGCCCTTGCACCTATCTTAAAACATGTTAGTTCGATTATCTCATCCATTCTCGATATAGTTTCTTCATAATCGAACATAATGTCTTTGTCATCATCCAGTTTGTTTACTATTTCTCGGAACATTGATATGCACTTCTCTGTCAATAAATTGTATTCTTCGTTCTTTTTTAATTCATTTGAACAAGTTCTGCTAATGTACTCTTCTAGTTCAACTCCACCCAAATTCCAGTTACCCATTTGTCCCCTCCTATTGCGTTAACAAGTGTCTATTTTCTGGTTAAATTCTCTTCCTTGCATTATAACACGAATGTTTGTTCGTGTAAACTGCATTTTTCGTCCATGAATCAGCAACCTCACCTCTTTACAATTTATTTTAATATTCTCTCTTTTTCGCGACAATATTGTATCATAAATCTTGTCCACAATGGTGGACATCATTCAATTGTTAGTAATTTGTTTTCGGGTACGATAATTCCAAAAGCAAGACACAGCTTTATGTAGTTTGTAATAGATGGCTCAGCTAATCCGTTTTCAATTTTGCTTAATTCGCTTTTGCTTATACCCGTTTGATGCGAGAGATCTCTTAATGACCAATCTTTCTCAAGTCTGTTTTCTCTTACTTTTAATATTATTCGCATGATGTTTATCGTCCTGTCAAATTTTTAGTACACCATATAGTTTACCGCTGTATATAAGTATCTACTATTATATATTATAATCAACTGTATATGTTTAGGAAATTTATGGGGGCGATTCAAAAGTTGAATATTAAAGAAGAAGTTAAGTTTTATACTTGGTCCGAAGGTCATGAATTACAACGAATTGCTGAAGAATTAAGAATGTCAAAGCAGCAATTAAATAACAAACTAACGAACGAGACTTTAAGATATTCTGAATTAAAAAAAATAGCTAGATTTTTAGGCTATAATATAAAATGGGAAAAGAGATTATAGTGGCTTTGTAAGTTTGAATAATAAACTTGTCAAAGCCTTTTCATATTTTATTATGTTCATCCTTAAGTTCTTTGCAATTGTCTTTATTACACATCCCGATATGAGTATGTAAAAGGTATTAGCAGATATTAATTCATCTTCAATGATATCTGTCTTACCCAAATAATGGCAACCGATAATCATCTTTGTGCTGAATTAATTCATTTCGATATTTATTTTACAAAATAAAAGCCTAACCCTATTGGATTAAGCTTTTTCTGTTATTTATCTGCTCTTGCAGCTTATTCATTTTAACGTGAGTATAAACGACTGTTGTATTTATATCACCATGACCCAATAGCTCCTGTAAAGACCTTATATCAAATCCCTCTTCAAGTAGCTCGGTTGCATAAGTATGACGTAAAGCATGGGGGTTTACTGGCTTTAATTCTCCGTTATTATTAATAAAAACGCCAGCACGTTCGGATATTCTATAACATACTTGCCTAAGGTACCTATCAATGACTATATTGCCATCAAGCGTACAAAAGAAGAATTTACAATTTGGTCTAAACTTCAACCAATGTTTACAGGCATTCACTATGTCTTCATCCATAGGCACATATCGATCTTTCTTCTTACCTTCCTTACCTTTTGACTGCTGAATATAAATCATTCCAGTCTTGAAATTAACATCCGATTCTCCTAGCTTACAAACCTCTGAAATTCTTAATCCAGCTCTATACATCATTAAGATCATTGCGTTGTTTCTTGCCCCAGTTGGACAATTTAAATTAATCTCGCTAAGCATTGCTTTTACTCCATCCTGATCTGTGATTTTCGGTAATTTCAAACCCATTTTACACACCTCCTTATCTTTATTATATTGTTAAAAAATATACAGCCTTGACCTTAAATAACCTAATTATAATATTTTATGAAATTACACTGTTTTTGCTTGTTTTGATGGTTAATGTATGCATGATGTAACATTTCAATGATTAATGTATACAATAACATTAATTAATTCATACATTAGTACATAAACAGATACAGATACAGATATAGAAATAGATATATAGAGATATATGCGCTCACTCAAAAGCGAAACCAAATATATGTTAAATAAATATCACATTGAATATATCTATATCTTGAGCGTTTAATCAAATTTTAAACAACACCCATTTGCAGCTGTCCAATTCATATTTAATCTCACAGAGCTTATACTTATCATTCAATACAATCTCACACTCAAATATGCGCGTTCTATTACCTACCAAGTTACCTTCTGTTGTCTTGATTACCCTTAATATATCATACACTTGATGCTCTCCATCTTTACCAGCTATCTTAAAGCGTATTGGATGCATTGTACCATCAGGATCTGTTTGACATATCATTTCAATGCTCTTTGCTATCGTCTTCAAATGACTTCACCTCATTTTAGATAATATAAATTAAATAGATGCAATTAATTCCTCAATTATTGAAGACTTTGTAGCGCCATTTCCTCTTTCAGAAACTAACCTATCTAATTTGTCATACATAGCAGAACTGATCGTTAAAAATAGCGTTTCCTTACTTTCGTAGTCATTAGATATTGCTCCAAAATTAGTATCATATTCAATTTGACTGAGCTTTTCATTGGACCATTGCTTTGCTTCTTCATAGCTTAACGGAATAATTTTAGACCCTTGAGTCCATGTATTGCCCGAAGATACTGCATACTTTGTAGATTCTCCACCCTCACATGATAGAAAAAATTCCCCAGTTCTTTTCTTGTATAAACATTCAATAATGTAATTTGGATCAATATCAATCAATCCATTGGACCAGGTCCCGATGCTAACTGCTTTTTCAGTATCATACTGCTTACCGCTAATAATTTTTTTTGCCATTTTAAATTTCTCCTTTAATTATGTTTTGATATTTTAAGTTCGAGAGGTCAATCCAGTCACGATTGGGTTAACCAGTTAAAAAGATTATGGATCCAAAACTCCACTTTTCAAATTGAGTGCATATAAACCCCTGTGCAATTCTTTATAGTAGCCCTTATCAAGTGCCGTGTGGTACGACACAAGATAAGAGGTTACCTGAAACTTTAAATCAATCCATTACTTTTGAAACTGTAGAAATTGTTATCACCTATGACTATGTGGTCAACAAGTTCTATACCTATTATCTTGCCAGCTTCAACCAATCTTTTGGTAATGGATACATCTTCTTTACTTGGCGTTGAATCACCACTTGGATGATTATGGAATGCGATAATCTGTACTGCATTTGCTAGCAATGCCGACTGGTAAACATCCCTAGGACTGACTAATGAAGCGTTTACTGTGCCGACTGACAAGACATGCACCCCTAAAACATTGTTTTTGGTATTCAATAGTAAGATACCAAACCTTTCTACTGTAGAGCTATTAATATCCAGTACCCTGTTGACTATGTCATTGACATCATCAGGGCTCTTGATTTTACGCCCTAAACCCGGATAATTGTTACTTGAATCCTTAACCATTCTTACACTAACCATTGCTATTCGTGACATTCTTAAAACCTCTCTTCCTTTGATTTAGTATGTATTAATTACTATGTACTAAGTATATCATAGAGTTCATATATAGTCAATACATATCTATCGTTTATATGAATTAAATCAATGTTTTTATAATGAATCTAACGTCATTATGTGTAAAGGGTTTAACCTTGACAGGCATATGCTAGTAGCACTTATGCTAGGCCCTTGCATATCTATCACATATACATTAATACGTTCTGCTCTAGAGCATGCACATCATGGTCCATATGCCGTAGTCATTCATACAGTGTTAGCTTAGCCCTTGCTTACAATCGTTATACACTAGTTATATCAATGCTATCTATACTGGTGCTATGCGACCATTATGATATTGATATATATTATTTTATTTATTATTATATTATATATCTTGTAGTGCGTAGACCATAGGTGTAAAGGCTTAGAGCTTGACACAGTGTGTTTTGCCTAAAATAAACCTATATTACATAGTAAAATAGTATGTTTTACCGCACTCGACACCCAATGCGCACATCAAAAACCTATACCACATGACGAACTGGTATATGTTTCATGCTATAGTACCGTTTTACACTAGATTCGGTACTATATATGCATGATTCAGCCTAATCTTGCACAACAACACTATATCTAGTGGTTGAGCCATCTTTAGGGCATCTAAAACAGCAGCAGAAAAGATTTTAGCGAGACCCCTGGGGGGCATCTAGATCAAGGGCGCGGAGAGTTCCCCCTCTCAAAAATGTCCCTAACCTAAAGGCGCATGGAAGGGCTTAGCAGTGTCAGGGCAAGGATATTATTTATTAAAATACTTATTGTTAAACATGAGGATAAATCTATTAAAAAATAATCAATAAAAAATCTACTACAATAATATTTTAAAGAATGGCGCATCTATCAATAAAACTGGCAAAAAATGTCCCGAAAATGTCCCACTTTTGTCCCATTTATGTCCCAAAGTTGTCCCACAGTTGTCCCACACAAGTCTTTTGTTATGTGTTATAATTCATAATGTAATATTTGTAAAGAGCGCAGGGCAAAAACCTTGTGCTTTTTTAGTGGAAAAACTGGTTGGGAAAAGACGTATATATATTATATTATACGTGTCTGCCTGAGTGATTTGAGCAAAGCCATATAAATAAAGGCGTTGAGCCTGTTTTCTAGTGACCCAAAAAGGTACATAATTTTCAAAATCTGCACCCAAAAGGGTCATTATTGGAAGTGGTTAACCATGAGCACATACTTCAAGCGGACTAGCATCACTGAAAATGGAGAAATTGTAAATGAAAGTACGGTTAAGTTGTATCAACCGTTTAAAGATGGCCATGGATATAATTTTAAATATAAGTCCATTAATACAAAAAGCTATTTAGACATCCCTCTTCCTGAGAACTTCACCGATACAGAAGTTGGGAAGCTTTATCGTCTTAGTCGTCACATATATTCTGATACTAATTTATTGGCAAAAAGAAGCAACAGCGATATTATTCCTTTGAATAAGCAAGACATACAAGAAATGATTGGCCTTCACAGGACCAAATTCAGCCCTTTTTGGAAAAAAGCTTTAGATGCAAAAATTATCAAACAAGTACCTTTTGATAAGTACACGTTTTTTTGCTTTAATCCATTGTATTTTAATTCGACTACATACTTGCCTTTATATTTATATATTGCCTTTCAAGAGGAGCTAAAAGAACACTTACCGGGTTGGGTAATACAAAAATATTTAGATATGCAAGAAGCAGAAGAAAACATTGGATCAGATATTGGTTAAAAGGCCATGTTGCCTTTAACATAAAAACTTATACGAATGGAAATTGCATTAAAATGAATCCGTTGTATGTACATCGGATATAAGCAGTCTTTAGCAAGGGCGATGCCCAGTAGTTTTTGCTTGAAAGACGCGGAGGGACTCAATTATGGGTCCCTTTTGCAATTCCAAGGAGGCGATTGTAATGATTACTGTACCAAAAACATTTTATAGTCTTCAGGCTGTAGGCAGAATGTTAAAAGTTCCACCAGATACTATAAAAGATGCATTCAAAGGTAAATCGCTTGAAAGTATTGGCGCAATAAAACCAATTGCTCACCTATTCCATAAATTTGAGGAAGGCGATGAGTTTTCATATGCAATTTTAAAAAGTCACTTTGATCGATGGCAAAGAACAGGAAAGGTACCAAGGGTTAGTACGGGTAGACCCGTTAAATATACTGATTTAAATAAATATACATATATCAATTTTCCTATACTCAATGAGATTTATGAGCCATTTAAAGAGATCGTTGATAATGCAAATGCAATGTCGATTGCTCAGATTTCGTATAGGGACCAAATAAGTGTAGCCTTAGAAGAATATGTTCAAAGAAGACCTCATCTAATGACCCAAAATATGAATTAATCAACTGGATGGTGATTATTATATGGCAGCTAAGAAGAAAATTATACCTGAAATAATGGACAACAATGATGTTGAAGTGATATCACCACCACTTTTACGCGAAAATCCATTGATGAAGAGTCAAATAATCACTCCATCACAAGAAATTGAGCAAAAAATCGAGATGATCACCGATATCGAATCTACAACATCATTGATGAAACAACAACTGGGTGTTCGAAGGCAAAAGCTTGAACTTGAGGTTGAAAATAAGAAACTTGATACAGCTAAGAAGACTGCAAATACTCTTGAAAAGATAATTGATTCAATTGCTAGCGAAGAAGTTCTTGAGAGAGTTAAAGGGAATATTAAAACCCCATTTGATATGAAATTAATGGCCGAAGCAGCTGATAGGCTTGCAAATACGCTTAAAAACCTTATGAATCCAACTACTGCTGATGAATTAGGTGGTAGAAAGAGAACAAAAGTAATGGCACAGTTCCAAACTGCATCTGGCGAAAGAATGTCTATAGGTGTTGAAACTTCGAATGATTAGAGGTGTTTTCTTTGACTGATACACAAATTAAAAAGGCTCTTGAAAACATCACAATCATCATAGATACACGTGAGAACGTAAATCAGCACATTACTAAATACTTTGACAGCAAAGGAATTAAATATCTGTATCAAAAACTTGATTTTGGTGATTATTCAGCTGTTTTGAACTTAGATGGAAAAGATATAGAGTTTTTCGACAAGATTTCGGTTGAACGAAAGAATTCTCTAGAGGAAATCAGTTCCAATCTCTCAAAAGAGCGTGAAAGGTTTGAACGTGAGTTAACGCGATCTATAGGGTCGAGGTTTATATTAATGATTGAGGAATCACAGGGATATGAAAAGATTATTAATCATCAATATGATACTGATCTAAACGAGAAATCATTTTTAGGCACACTCTTCACCTTCGGGCATCGATATGGGATAGATGTTAATTTTATAGAGAAAAAATACGCTGGTTTATTTATTTATTATCAGCTTTTTTATTATATAAGAGATTATTTAAAGACGTACACTTCAGATCAATAAAAACAAAAACGTCTTTTTTATTATGAAAGGAGATGCTTATGGATGTAGGAACCATTTTGGCATTAATTGGGGCAACAGGTACAATTTGCGGAATATTTTTTGGATATTGGGGATACAAAAAAGGCGAAAAAAAAGATAATTACAACAATGGTAATAAAGATGGCACACTTATGGCAGACACACAGTACATAAAACGTAGAATTGATGATGTCTTATTAGAGCAAAAAGATACTAATAAATCTATCAATAATCTAGCAGAAAGAGTTACAAGGGTAGAAGAAAGCTCGAAACAAGCACACAAACGAATTGACGAATTGAAAGAACGGAAACCGAATTCTAAAGATCAAAGGGAGTGATAACATTAAAGGATTATTCTCTAAATTAATTATACTCTTAGTAATCCTTTTAAATATCTGGTTTACTAATAGACTTTTAGACTTATTATCATTGGGCATATCTGAACCAGTGGCATTAATTACGGCATGGTTTGGATTTACTGGTGGAGAACTTTGGATGTTATCAAGCATTAAGAAAAAAAAACTAATCAAACAATCTGATACAAAAGATTTGGGGTGTTAAAAATGATTAAGCTTACAAACAGACCAACAAAATCAAAAGTTATTACAAGTCCCTTTGGACCTAGATGGGGAACGTTCCACCCTGGAGTTGATATTGCTCCGCTTAAGCCTAGCATTGATGGCGACGAACTTTATTCTGTAGCAGAGAATGGAAAAGTAGTAGTATCTAAAGTAAATGGTGGCGGTGTGTTATCGGGTTATGGTTATTACTCTATAATTCAATATCTGGGTTTTTACGCTTTATACGGGCACCAAACCTCACTTTTATTTGATGTTGGTGACAAAGTTGAAGCAGGACAAGTTATTGGATATATGGGACACACTGGTAAAGTGGTATCTGAACATGGCACAGGCACTCACTTACACTTCGGATTATATAAAGGTACTTACGGCACACATGCTTTTAGTGATGATATTAATATAAGCGGTGCAATTGATCCTGTACCCTACTTCAATCAACCAGATAAGGCGGTGATCCCAACATCTAATCCAGTTAAGGAGGTGAAACCTTTGATTATAGTACCAACATGGGCAAAAGTAGCATGGGACTGGGCAACAAGTAGCGGCATTAATGATGGAAAAGTTGAAAGTGAAGAAGAACCTAAGACAATGTGTTACATTTACAGATTATACGAAAAGTTTATAAAGCCTTTAGTGGATAGAATAAAGACTTTAGAAGATAGAATAAAACGCATCGAAGATGCACTAAAAAAAGGAGGTTTAATGTAATGGAATATGCAGGAATCGGTTTAGTGGCATTAATTATTGGTTTGAATGAACTTATTAAAAAATTAGGTGTTAATCCAAAGTTTATACCAATTTTTAGCGTTGCATTTGGTCTTGGCGCAGGTTTTTTAGTTGGCACCGATATCAAAGAGATAGTTGTTTTGGGCCTCGCAATGGGACTTGGTGCATGTGGTCTATATTCAGGCGTCAAAAATATAGCACAGGGAATTAAAGGCGAACAATAATGACAACCTTACCTATTCTGACCATAAGTGTATCAGATGATGTAGGTTATGAAATTATTACATACACCTCAATGGTAATTCCACGCATTGGTGAAGAACTAAATTTCACATGTGATGATGGAAAAACGGTTCAAGGAACTGTAAATGAAATTATTCACATTGTAAGAGACACTGACACTGGCAAGGTATGTAACAAAATCCTTGTCAGTGTTAAAAATATTGAATTTTTATAGGAGGCATTTTATGGACGATACAAACAAATTGTATGTTGAAGAATTTGCTATATGGTTACACGAACAAACACTTCATACTGAATCATTGGCAGCTTCTGTTGAAAATTATGAAAAGATTAAGCAATGTAATGCACAGCAACTTATATTACATAAGAAAAGAATAAATCATCACATTGATGAATATAACACCTGGGCGAAAGCCATGGGAGAAAGAACTATTGACACTTATTTGTAATGATCTAGGAGGCTAACAAAATGAAGGAAATATTTGAAGGATTACTTGTAGGAAACCAATCAAATTATGAATTGTGTGATTTTAAAGAGAATATTAGCTTTGTCCTTGCAGCTAAAGAACCATGGCACAGACAAGCCATTGGTTATACTGGTAGGGCTTGTGATAAGGCACATCCAGAGTATTTAATTGCTAGACGTGAAAATAAATTAATACTCAACTTAGTTGATGCACCTAAAGCTGAGTTCTTCAGCAAAGAAATTATTGATGCAGCATTGGTTTTTATTCAGGAAGAACTTGAATTGGGAAGAATGGTTTTAGTTGTATGCAATGAAGGAAGGTCGCGTAGTGCATCTATCGCCCTACTCTATCTCATCAAAAAAGGTGTTATTAAAGGAGATACTTTCGAGGATTGCGAAGCTGAATTCTTGAAATTGTATCCTGAATACAATCCAGGTGAAGGCATTAGAGGTTTTTGTAAGTTGAACTGGCAATCATACATAAATCAATAAAGGAATCCACCTCTTTCTGTAGAATATACTTTATAAAAAGGGGGGGTTGTGATGAACGAAAAAAAAATAATTTATAGTATTCTTTTAGAAATCAAAAATGGTATCCAAGAGCCGAAAGCTACAGATTATGGATTAAGTAACAGTCAATTCGCGGATATTGTTAAAATTATTAAAGACAGTGAATATGCTAACAACATTGCCATTGCTGGAAGAGATGAAAAATTGATAGTTTGGCTAAATAAGGCCAAAATTACTTTGAAAGGTATTGATTTCCTCGAACAAAATAGCGCTTTCGTGAAAACATACAAAGGTTTAAAGGAAATTCGAGATTGGATTAAACTATAAATAATTATATTGATTTTAAAGCACTCATTAAAGGGTGCTTTTTATTTGCGCCTGTAACTCAGTTTGGTTAGAGTTCTCGTCTTATATACGAGCGGTCAAAGGTTCGAGTCCTTTTAGGCGTACGGGGGTGTATCGCGATTGCCTAGGTAAGATTGCGAGAGGTGGATGAAGATAGGAAGCTGACAGGGAATCAGTTTTAAAAACGCATAGTGGCGAAATATAGTGTAGACGCTAAAGTCCGTTGTAAGGCTAGGGACTTGAGAATATTGTAAGCCTGAAATTAATAACTACTGCAATGTTCATGTGAGGTTCAAATCCTCACCTATGCAATTAATGAGGTGATGGTATATGCCTAGAAAAGGTGGTTCTGTTGGTCGTATCGAACGTCAAAACGAAAACTACATAAAGCATTCGACAAGCGAACGCACTGGTATATGTAAACAATGCGGACAACCATTTGCTCAAGTCTTCAGACCAAGCAAAGGTGAAGATGGAACTGGCGAATATACTCACTTTGAAACATGTGGGCCATGTCGTATGGCAAATGCCAATGGATTCAAAAAAGTTACGATCAACTACTCCCCTCACCCACCACAGCAAATAATTCACGCTAGCAAATCTAGATTTAAAATTCTTGTTTGTGGAAACCGCTTTGGAAAAGACCTTTGTTCTATAGCTGAAGGTGTTATGAAGTTTATCGAAATGGATAATGAAGTTCGGTCAATAGATGTTAATCCTCCCGTATTATGGTGGATAATAGCACCTACAATGACGCTTGCACGTCAAAACTGGCGTGATCTAAAGAAGCTACTACCCAAAGAGCTTGTATATAACGTATCCCTTTCAAATCTTACCATTGAATCAATTAATGGTGGAATTATAGAAGTACATAGTGCCGATGATCCCGAAACATTAGTAGGGGTTGGTCTTGATATTGTAACCATTACAGAAGGAGCAAGAGTTAGAGAGTTAGATGTTGTTTGGGCAAACTTACGACAAAGACTTGATTCTCCTGGCCGTGGCCCTAACGGTACTGGTGGTATTGCCTTAATCAATTCTACTCCTAGAGGTAGAACCTATTTTTACAAATTAAGCTTGATGGGAACAAAAGGTACATCCGGATATTCTCCTGAATATGAAATGTTCCATTATACAACATGGGATAACCCATATATGGCGGCTAAACGCTATACCGTGGTAGGTCAAGATGCGTTAGGTAATGACATAACCTTTGAAGAATCCATTAAAATGGGTATGACTATTGATAGATACCGACAAGATTATCTCGCTGAATTCATAATGGAGATCAACTCAGTTTTTCCAAATTATGAGAAGGTTTTGATTAAACCTCCATTGACATGCAGGACTGATGAAGAAAAATCCCAGTTTTGGACTGAATGGGAAAAAGTAGATCCGTTTGAAGTTTATACTATTGGCTATGACCCTGCTTCCAAAGGTGACGGTAAACCAATGGGTATCCGTGATAGCAAGGGAAGAGTCGTTAAAATCGACCCCATGACAAGACTTTCTTGGGATGCTCAATGGGATAAAATACTATTCTACTCCACCATATACAATGGTGCATCTGTTAATTACGGACAAACCGGGCTAGGTGAAACAATTGGATCTCAATTAATTAAAAGAGGTCTAAATATAAATCCTCTAAACGAACAAGGTGGAAACAAAGCCAAACTTGTTGAAGATTTTGCACTTGTAGTTGAACAACAATGGTGTGAAATACCTTATAGCCTTGAGGTTGAAAACCAATTAAAAGATTATGTATCAGTAGAAAGAAATGGACAATCAACACAATATCATAATGCAACAGATAGTGGCCATGATGATATTGTGAGTATGCTTTATTTCTTGTTTGCTACATTTGAATCTCCGCTACTTGCTTTGCCTTGGGTGGGGATGATGAGTGGAATTAATCGGAATTAACGAGGTATGTAATCATGAAAAAAGGTAAATTAAGAATATTAGCAACTGGAATAGTGGCATTCTACTGTAAAGGTTGTGGACAATATCATGGATTGAATATTGACAAAGATTATCCAGTTAATTGGGACTTTAACGGGGATTACGACAAACCTACATTTAGTCCTTCAATTATGGCCAGAACTGGACATTATATTCCCGAGCATAAAGGTTCATGTTGGTGTAATTACTATGAGGAACACCCTGAAGAAACGCCTGCATTCAAATGTAGCATATGTCATAGCTATGTTAGGGATGGCAAGATTGAATATCTTTCAGATTGTACACATGATTTGGCAGGACAAACAATTGACTTAGAATAAGAATCATTAAGCTATATAAAGCGATTATCTTAACGGGTATTCGCTTTTTATATACTATGCGCGCCATGAATAACAAGGACTTTGAAACAGGGTAAATCAAAAAGCCTCCTATCCTTCCTTTGTGTGGCGCGTATTTTAAATGGAGGCATAACTAAATAATTAATTTGGAGGCAAATTTATGAAAATAGCAATATTAAGTGGTCCATTTTTCCATGATGTTAAAGAGGCTAAGCGAACTATTGAAGGAAAGATTGTACAAGGTGAAGATAAAATTATCTTCGGTGGGGCTGAAAGGCTGCTAATTGATCTATGTGAATTACTTATATCACAAGGTCACATGGTAACTGTTTATCAACCATTTCAAGGCATCACCATTCCGTTCGTAAAGAAGTATAAAGGCATTGATTTTTATATGATTCCTAATAATGGAGGATGGGAATATCACACTTGTACTGATCTGAATTGGCAGTTTAATGAATTATCCACTTTAGCTGATTTAAGAATATATTTTGCAACTTACCTAGCATGGCCTAATGCGATATCTCCATGTATAGCTATTTCTCATGGTATTTATTGGGACAATATTCAAGGTAATAGCATCATCAATAATTTTACTGATGAGCAAAGAAAAGAATTTTTCAAACGTCAAATGTATTGCTTTAGCGCACCTGATGTCGTTGTCTCTGTAGATAGTAATGTCAGAAAAGTTCTTCAAGCTACAATGCCTGGTTCAGAAAGAAAAATTCAAATTATCTATAATTATGTCGATACGAAAAAGTTTGCGCCAGTACCTAAAACATGGGAGGGTATTAATATCCTATTCCCTCGCCGATTAACTGCATTAAGAGGCAGTACAGAAGTTACAAAAGCATTTATTAATTTGCCACAATATAACTTTACACTTGTTGGCCAAGCTCATGATGAAAATGCAGCTAAAGCTTTTTCTGATGGTCATAAAAATAGAAAGAATGTAACATTCACTCATAAGCCAACTGACGAAATGGCAGAGGTTTATCAAACTGCAGATATTGCATTAGTACCAACTATTTCGACCGAAGGCCTTTCACTTTCTTTACTTGAATCAATGTCTTGTGGTCTTGCAGTTATAACGACACCTGTAGGTGGGCTTGGAGACGCTTGCATACATGGATATAATTGCTTAATATATGACCCTAACCATGAGAATTTAGACCACTATATAACAGTACTAGCGGAAGATGAAGAAACTCGTTTGAAGTTTGGAAAACGTAACCGTGAAATAGCTGTAGAGTGTTTTGATATCGAGATATGGAAATCTCACTGGTTAAATTTATTGAGACAGTTCGGTGCGTAACAAAAGGAGATCCTTATGAATAAAGAAATTATTGAAAAGCCAAAAACTAAAGCAGAAAAATTATCTGATATATATGATTGTAATTACTTTGAAAACGGCATTGAAACTCAAAAAAGCAATTATACTGATTATTCTTGGGAACGTTTGGGCTCATACTTCCAAGCAACCGCTATGCACATTTTTAGTAAATTCCAGCCAAAAAAGACTCTTGATGTTGGTTGTGCCAAAGGATTTATTGTTAAAGGGCTATCCGAATTGGGTGTAGATTCATACGGTATTGACCCTTCCAAATATGCATTGAGTCAAGCGCATCCGGATATTAAAGAAAAATTAATCCATGGGATAGCTCAATCCATCCCTTTCTGTGATAAGTCTTTTGATGTTGTAACCTGCTTTGATGTACTTGAGCATATACCCGAAAGAGATGTTTCTAAAGTCTTATCTGAAATGTTAAGGGTAACAAATAAATGGTTGATACTTCGTGTTGTTACAGAAGAACTGGAAGATGACATGGACACAAGTCATGACACAATTCATGACAAAGTTTGGTGGAACAAAAAAATTGAAAAAACTGGTTCCATAGTTGAATCATTAGAATGCTTTGCCAACAAATCTGTATGGTGGTTTAATGTACCTGAGTTTTTGATTGTCGTAAGAAAATTGGAGGAACAACTATGATACTAAATCTTGATAGAAATCTTATTAACCTAAAAGGTGAACCAATAGCCGAAAAGCTTAGTGATATCCTTGCAAATCTTTTGGCAATGTCTACGGTTGGTAAACCTGCAAAGATGATTACTTGGGCTGTTAATTTGACGAACAATGGTTCAATTGAAATTGATAACTCAGAAATGAAATTCATTTGTGACCTTATCGAAAACAATCAAAATATCATCAACCTAGCAAAAGCACAGCTACTTGATGAACTTGAAAAGCTAAAGGAGTGATATTATGAACGGTGATTCTAAAGGAATGCACATTAGTAGAATTTATGGCTCAACGCCTATTGGGTACGAACAATTAACTGTTGATGCTACAGTTGGTGGAATTGCATTAACAGCTAGTAAATATGGTACTGCAAAAAGTGCAGTAATATTTATCGAAGCAGCAGACATTAGAGCTAGAATTGATGGCGGAGCTCCTACCACTACACTCGGCAATCCATTTTATGCTGATGATGAAATTGATCTTTATACTCCTGAAGCGATAGCGAATTTTAGAGCTATACGAACAGGAACTACATCGGCGGTAATTAATGTAAATTATTTTGAGTAAGGGAGGTTTCTTATGAATAATGGAATGAAAAGAAGATCAGGATTCAAGAAGCTTACTGCACTTATAAATAGCATGGTTGCACAATTAGCACGAATATTTAAGCAAAAGATTGATGTAACTACACTTGGTGTCATAGGTGATGGCATAGTGAATGATAGTGCTAAAATAATGGAGGCACAAGCTTATGCCATCTCCATTGGGGTTAAGTACTTATTATTCCCCGATTTAGAATATTTAATATCACCAGCACTAGTATCAGTTGCAGATGAAATGACTTGGGAAATGTTGGGAAATGGAAGGTTTATAACCAAAGAAACGGAGATATATAACGTTTTTATAGCTACCGCCATTGGTTCTAAAGGAGTTAAATTAATCAATGTAGGTTTTGATCAACGCGGTGATGCTGATTTAACACCTATAGTACAAGAAGAGCCAGTAGTAATTAATAAAGGATGTCATTTATTACATATATCCAACAACTACGATATTGAATTGAATCATTGTAGATTTTGGAGCTACGGAGTTACTGCAGTTTTGTCACAACCGTTCGATACATATGGAAAGTACATTAATGTACACGATTGTACTGCCTATTATGAAAGAAAGACTAATAGTGAATATGATGTCTCTGTCTTTAATCTAGACGCTATGAAAGTAGATTGTAAGAACAATGAAACTTTCGCAACAAAACGAGCAGGTGTAACCAAATGGATGCCAGAGACGGCATACGAAATTCATTGTCCTAAGGGTCGAATTACTGATAACGATGCTACTGGCTGTAAGAACGGTGTTCTTCATGTTGGTTGGCCTATGCTTTATACCAAATATGATGCTGAGTATAGAGGAAAGGTAAAAATTACTGATAATAACTCATACCAAGGACTTATCGGAGTTTCTTTGTGGGGAGCTCATACGCTACCAGGGATTATTACAAGAAATGTAGAAATTGCAAAAAATTACTTACAATCTCACTTGGGTGGTCATGGATTTAAACCAGGCAGTGGTATTGAGTTTAGAGATGGACTTAGATATGATGCTAGTTTCTTCAGAAACATAAAAGTGCTAGATAACATAATTGAATTTACATACTCTAAGTATACATCCCTAGCTAACAAAATAACATTTACTACAAATACAATTATAACTACCGGGGACGATTTTAAGGATTTTGCAGTAGGCGATTATGTCTTGATTATAGGATGTACTGTAAATGCTAGTAATAATAAAAGCTTATATATTACTGGGGTTGCTCCTAAACAGCTATCTTTTGCTGCTGGGTCATTTGTTGCAGGGGCTGAAACTGCAGTTATAACAGTTAGAATTAATTACACTGATTCTATGGCATTATCTTTAGCGCCTGAGTATTGTGGAGCGATAAAAGGCGTAACCAATAACTCCATAGAAGGCTTAACCATAGAAGGAAATATTGTATATGGTTGGCCTTGGGCTGCACTACATTTTAGAGCATTGCAAGAGAGAGGAACAAATCAGCACAAGCGAATTAAGGCATATAACAACGACTTTACAGACTGTGCTTATTGTGTTCCCTATGTTGCATCTGGCATACCATGGCAAGGTGAAGTTTGTATCGAGGATTGTTCCGACGTTGATATTCAATTTAATACCTTCACAAAAGGCGGTACGTTCAATAAGACTTGCATAAAACTACTATCTATTGGCGATCACGGTGTATCAGGATTAAAATTCTTAAATAATAAAGTATCCACGCTCACGGCTAGAGAAATTGAATACGAAAGCTTACCAGTAGTACAAGCCATGATAACTGATGTTCCCGAGTTTCTAGCGCTTGGTTGCCCACCTGAAATTAAACCTTCAGGGCAAGGAACTGCATTGCCATCAACAGCTGGTACGATTGCTGTAACAATGAACGGAACAATCAAGTTACTCACACCTACAGGAGATTGTACCCTAAACGCTACTGGTGGCGTAGTAGGTCAAAGTTGTAGCTTTAAAATTACTACATCAGGCGTGACAAGTTTTAATATAACATTCGGAACTAACTTTAAATCTATAGGGGTACTTGCAACTGGAACAACAACAGCTAAGACATTTATTATACCATTTATTTGTGATGGCACAACATGGTGGGAAGATGGTGCAAGAACAGGTGCAATGTAAATTTTAAACTTATATAGGACGAAGGGAGGTTCCTTTTGAATAGTTCAATGAAAAGAAGAAAAGGAAATAAGAAACTCGCTACTGCAATAGTAAAAAATGCTTCGGATTTGGCATCTTTGTCGCAACAAATGGGAACCGTTACTATACTAGACCAAGATCCTGTTTCTCCGAAAATCGGTCAAATGTGGTTACTTAGGGTTGTTGGATTGTTTTTTGATTCATTTACTGGTGTAAACAGTGATCCTCTATCTTCTAATTGGGAAGTTACCAATGGAATTAAAACGGGGTATAGTGGAACTAAAGCATCGACAAACAAAATAGATATACAGTCAAATAAAGCACAAATAAACATTGCTTCAGGAACAACAATCTCTGATGCTGGAAAAGTAGATATAAAAGCAAGGATGAAAAAAATAAAAGTTGATTGGACAAGTCAGAACAGGATTATCAAATGGAAATGTGAACCTTATAATACCCTGTCTACATTGGGGATTGCATTAAATTCAACAATAGTAACAGAAGGCGGTAACGTAATAAGTGCATATACATTAAGGGTTATTAATGACACTACAAAGTGTTATCTGCAAGCAATTGCAAATGCGAGCTTAACAGTAAATCAAAATTTTTTACATGGAAAAACAATAAATCAAGTGTCTGAATTTACACTTGAAATTGGAGCGAATAGCACATTCATTAAATTGTATCAAGATGATGTGTTGAAACTAACCATTGATAGTCCAACTCTAAGCAGTACCTCGGCTTGGCTATACTTATTTGCAGAAACATCTTCAACAGACGTTAAAACCGCAAGATTTGACGATGTATATATAGACTAGGTGGTGTAAAATGAGCAGATATGAAGTTTCTATAGTTGAATATAATACAGAATATAAAGTAATAGGCAATCATATTGATGGACGTATATTTGCGGTTAAGCTTGATGGTAGTAATGGATTATATGTGGTAGATCGAAATTTAAACCTTGTTACAACACTCAATGAAACTTTACCTAATTCTGTTTTAAATGGTGTGAATGAGTGTCGTATTTTAAACTCAGGCATTATGATTGTATGGGGCATCTATCAATATACGCCATTAACAACCAAGATTTACAGAAGTACAGATACATCATTTTCGTCATTTGAGGTTGCAATAGAAATGAGGTCGGATACTTGCTTAATAGAAAAATCTTTAGATGTAAGCACGGAAGATGATACTATCATGTTTTGTGAGTACACAATGAAACCAAAGGCTAACGGGTTATGGACGGAACCAACAACATTATATGTGTATAAGAGTAGCGATTCGGGTCTTACATGGAATACTGTGTTTTCTCAAAGTAGGATTCCATTATTTGATGGAGATACTGATTTTATTAGGCACTTTCATTCAATAAGATATGATAGATACATTAATAAATTTTGGATAACATCTGGAGATGCTGGTGACGAATGTGCTATGTGGACAATAAGTGCAGATGGTACAAATGCAGATATTAAATTTAGACACAGTGGAGATGGTCAAATATATAGGACAACAAGTTTAATGTTTGAAGATGGATACGTTCATTGGGGTTCCGATTCTCCTTTGGCGAGTGGCTATGGCTTTATGAAATATAACAGGCTAACCGAAGAAATAACTAAACTGCAAAAACCTAATGACGCTATAAGAATCACCGATAAACTAAATACAATATTTGGGGACTTATTAATTGGGCAAAAATCATATGAAGGAAATGTTGGAAATGAAGAAGCCACTGCTGAAATGTTTTTATATTCTGAAGAAGAAAATGCATGGTATCCTGTAATTAAATTTACAGCAATAAATACTTCAACTAGCGATTATGCTATGATATTTCAAATGATAAGCAATTTTGATAACAGGCTATTCTTAACTGCAACAAGAATTAAAGATGTAAATAATGTTAATAGGAGCGTTGTTACATTAATATTAGATTTAGCAATTAAAAAGATGAATATCTCCCCATTATCTGCATTAATTAAGAATAATGAAGATATTCAATTTTCCGTTACAAACTCATTTTTACAAGACATATCTGGAAATGTATCATGGTATTCATCGAATCCATCAATAGGTGTAATTACAAGCGGAGGACTATTTTCAGCTAAATCTACAGGAGTTGTTAGATTAATATGTATTGACACCTTGTATGGAGGGTATTCCTCAGTATGGGTCACAATTATGGACTCAACTGCCAGTAACAATGGTGCTGTCAAGATAAATATAAGTGATATTGAAGCTATAACAATTCCAATTTATGATGTCGCTGATGATCCTTATAATAAAGCACTTAGATTAAGAGTTCAAACCGAAGAAGCAGAAGCAAAAGCATTTAAGATAAATGCATTAGTTCAATCTAGTAAAATTCCAATATTAAAAATAAATACAGAAGAAGGTATAAGGGAAATTACAAGTTTTGAATAAAATTAGTTTTACATAAGGTTTATATTGCGAAGTACTAAATTAAGAAATACTTACATAAAAAGAAGGTGAAAATGATGGCATTTTTTGGAATTGGTTTTGCTAAATCGAGAGATAAACCAAAAGATATGCAGACAGGTAGACAGACACAAATTGGAAATGGTTACTCCACTACTCTATCTCCTTATTCTTCGAGGACAAACGATGCGCTTGCCACACTTCGAGGCATTAGGGATGAAGCTCAAGCATTAGAGTTTTTGAAAAAGACTAATCCAGATGTATCAATGGCGGTTTGGAACTTCGTAAGGCTTGCCAATCAAGGCAACGATACTCAGTTTTATTCTGTAGATGGAAAAACAAGGGATACTGTTCTAGAAGGTGAATGGCGTGATTTTGCATCACGAATTAATGAAATAAGTAATTCAGGGCTTGATGGACTGATAGATCAGTTGCATTACAGCTCTTTTTTATTGGGTGCTATGGGAGCCGAGGTTGAAGTCACCAGTGATAGAAATGACATATACGATGTCTACCCTGTTAAGCCACAAACAATAAAATGGGAGTTGCAAGATATTAATGGCCGTAAAACGTGGGTGCCATATCAATATCAAATGGGTAAAAAAGTATTGCTTGATAAAGCACACGCAAATTTCTTTTGGGTGCCTGCTGACCCCGATATTGGTGATCCAAGAGGTTCATTATCAATGGCATCTGTTCTTCAAGCTGTTGATTTTCAGATGCAAATTCTTCAGGACTTACAAGCTGTTCTCCACCACCAAGGCTATCCTAGAAATGACATTGCAATCGATTTAGAAAGACTTATGACTATCTGCCCTGCTCATATCAAGCAAGATGCTACAAAGCTAAAAGAATGGACAACAGCACAATTTAGCAATGTGGTTGGCATGATGGAAAAAATTAAGCCTGACAGCGATTATGTTCATTTTGATGATGTAAAAATTAATATGAATCAAGGTGCGAATGCTGCTAGAAGTCTAGATGTAAGAGCTGTAAGTGAACTTGTAGATACTCAAACTTTATCAGGTTCAAAGCAGATGGCTATATTCATGAATCGTAACCAAGGCGTTACAGAATCTTGGGGAACCGTTCAGTTTAGAATCTTTTGTTCTGGAATTGCATCTTGTCAGCGTGGAAGTAAAAGACTTATTGAAGAAATTGCAAGACTTTGGCTGAGAGTAAATGGTAAGCAGGCTAAGGTTGTATTCACTCACAATACTATCGACTGGAATTCAGAAGAACAGCGAATGACTGTAAAACTGATGGAACAACAATTTCATGCTATTGCTGTATTAATGGGATGGGAAGATAACGATCAGGCAGCTCAAGAAGTTATTAAAGCTGAAAAAGCTGTTGGGCAACCATCGCCAAATATTAGAGCTAGCTTCAGTTCAGGAGGTGGTAACGATGGAAATGACAAACATGCGAGGTCAAAACTTCAAGGTAAATCCGACACTACCGAAAGCTAACATACCATGTGAGTGCATGAACTGCAAAGGTTGCTTATGTATAGAAATTTGCAGTAAAGCTGAGAAGCAAAATTTCAATAAGAAAGGAGTTGATAAAGATTGAGTAAATTTGGAATTCCGACCGAAGAACAGCTTGCTAAGATTAATAATCTTGCAAAACGTAATTTTACTGCAGATGATGTTTTTGCGTTTGGTGGTAAAGCTGCCGGAGATATGATTATTGAAAATCGCTACATACAGCTTAGTAAGGAATTGCTTGAAACCTTCCTTAAAAATTCTAGAGAAGGCGTTTCATGGCTTTTGAATCATAGTTGGTCAACCTTTAGCGAACCTACTACCATATTTGGTAGAACCTTTGATGGAAGTTTAGAACCAAGTAGCGAACCGGGTGAAACTGTAGCCTTATACCTTGATAAATATATTCCTAGAAGTGATACCTTAAAGAATGGTCGTAGTGCTAACAGTATCATTGAAGATATTGAAAATGGTGTTTTGTTTGATACTTCCATTGGATGGGGATCAAGTAAAATGGTTTGTTCAGTATGCAATATGGATTACTATGGTGGCGGTTGCAATCATTACAAAGGGCAGATTTATGAGGATGCTGATGGTAATAAAAAAACATGCTTTATTATCGCTAAAAACCCTGGATACCTTATGGAAGAATCGGGAGTTTTTGACGGTGCATATAAAGGAGCTGGCATTTCGATGTCATCGGTTGGTGATGAGTTTGAAACACCTCAGGGTAAATTTATCATAATTGATGAGTTAAAAGAATTGCCTAAAAATGCAAATGTATTTGGTTCTTATTCTTCGAAAGGAGAAATTCTTACATTTGTTAAGAAGTCTGAACCTAAGAAAGTATTCGCTGTGAAAGGAGCTGAAAACAACATGGATAAGTTAATAAAAATGCTAGAAGCCTTCGGAATAACATATAAAGAAGGTGAAACAAAGTTAGATGACACATTATTAAACCAATTAGCAGAGCAATGGGATGCAAAAATAGAAGAAATAAAATCTTCTGTCGTACCTGTTATGGCACAACTTGATCCTACTGCTGATTATATGACACAAGCAATTGCAACTGAAAAGCTTGGTGTTGAACTATCAGCTGATGAAGTTCTTAAACTTGCTAAAGAAGGTCAAGTTTATCATCAAGAGATATCTGATGAAGCGCTTGCAATGGGTGTTAGAGCAATGGCTAATGAGTTCCCTGCTGAAACATGGAAAAACGCATTCTCAACAATGTCTACCCAAAGCATTAAGGACATTATGAAAACTTGGGAAGTACAAGCAAAAGTTGTAATACCTTCAGGTAGAGCTACGGATCCTGAAGCAGGGCAAAACTTTGCGAAGGAAGTTGTGATTCCTGATGAAGCATTCAAAGTAAAAAAATAGATAGGAGGCTATCTTATGAATGATAGTGTAAAAGAAGCGTTATCTCAAATATTGGAAATTAAAAAAGATGAATTAACCAATATTGATGGAAACATCTTGCATACTCAACAAAGACTTGATTCTTTTTTAGACGAAAAGGATAAGTTAATCAAAACCATTGCTGAGTTAGAGGAAGCTTTAGGAATTAAAACCGATTAGACCGCAAATAGCGGTTATTTTTATGCCCAAAAGGCGAAAGGATGTGTAATACATGAATAAATATGTTGAACTTGAAGGCATTGGAGCATTGAGAATACCTATAAAAGCACATGGAAGTGTTAGTGCTATCGCACTTGCATCTGGTGCTGCTGCTGTTGAAAATATGGCGGTAACATCAACTGGAAATTATGAAATGGGACTTGGTAGTGCTGGTGACCCTTTGAAAGGTATCATCGAAAAATATGAAGATGATGGATTTATGACTGTACAGGTTAAAGGATTCAAAGAAAATGTACCTAGTGTTTCTGGTGCTCTTCCATCTGTAGATGATTTTGTTTGCGTAAATGGAGCTGGATTGGTTAGTAAGGTTGCTTCAGCTAACTTAGGACCTGCATATGCTGTTTCAGTTGATGCTACAGCAGATGTCAACACTGTAACAATCTTTATTGGTTAATCATCGGAAGGAGATGAAAATATAATGGCAATCGAAAAACTCGTTAGAGAAATGTACAATCAAGCTAGGGAGAATGAGGTGACTTTTTCTCAATTACTTGAACAGTTAGACCCAACACCAGAAGGTTCTAAGCTTTCTGCTTATGAAAGACAATTAAAGGAACATGGTATTCTTACTCAATCGATACCTGAAAAAGGTTTCAATGCATCTAAAGTGGAAGCTTTTTATCGCACCGAAGAAAGCAAAGTATTGTTCCCTGAATATATTGCATCTGGATTAAGAGAAGCGCTTATTTCTTCAAGTATACTTCCTTACTTAATTGCAACCACAACTCCAATAAATGGAAATTCTTACAGATCAATTTATTGTGATGATGACACGGCAAACAAAAAGGCTATTAAAAAAGTAAGAGTTACAGAAGCTGCTGACCTACCTAAATCCAGACTAAAGACTAGAGAAAACTCAGTTAAGATTTGGAAATATGGTCGTGCTATTGAAGCTTCTTATGAAGTTGTAAGAAGAATGAATCTTGATTTATTGTCCGTACATATCCGAAGAATCGGTGAACAAGCTGCTCAAGACGAAGTTGCTGATGTACTAGATATAATTGTTACTGGTGATGGTAATGCAAACACTGCTGCACCAGTCTTAAAAGCAAAAACTGATCTAGATTCAGGCGCTTCTGCAGGAACACTTTCAAAAGATGCATGGTTAAGATTCTTATTAAGATTCTTCCCATATCAATGTAACACCGTTGTTGCAAGTGAAGATGGATTGCTTCAAGTTTTAGATATTCTCTATCCAAACGATGCAACTCAAATGATGGACTTTTTGCTTAAAGGCATGGCCATTACTGCAAAGGTTGAACTTCCACAACAATTGTGGACAAATGTCACTCTTCTCTACAACCCTAACGCTGAAAAGGTTAACAACCATGTTGCTTTATATGGTCTTGACAGACGTTATTGTGTTGAAAAAGTTATGGAAACTGGCTCAGACATTCAAGAAGCTGATAAGTTCATAACAAACCAAACAACTATATTGACAATTTCAGAAAATGCTGGATTTTCTAAGATGTTCAATGAAGCTAATAAGATCTTAGAAATCGACTAAAAGGGAGGTTTTCCCTTATGGCAAATAGAATTTTAACCGAGGAAGGTTGGGAGCAAAGAATCTTAGATAAGCTTGGATTAGATGTTGCTTACCTTCCTATTACTGCCATTCAACAACCTGAGTGCATATTAGTGGCAGAGGCAAATATTATAAAGCAAATACCTAGGTATGAAGAAGCTATAGATGATGCTTTAACATACCTTGAAGCTTCTGTTGTTTGTGAGTGTTCTGCTTTAATCTGCCCTAGCATGTCAACAAGACTTCCCAAGAAAGAAGCTGGACCTCATGAGAATCATGAACTTGACGTTGATTGGACTAAAAGAAAATTTGAATTAGAGCAAGAAAGGGATGGGTATATAGGAAAAGTGTTTGAAATATCTTTTCCCGAACTTATACCCTCTTTCATGCCTACTTTTGGTGTCACTAATCCCATTAGGGGGTGGTAATCATGTCTTATGCTAGTAAGCTTATAAATGCTCGTGGACAAGATTGTACCATCAACAGGACACCAACAATAACCACTAAGGCATCTATTAAGCGATCAACAAAATCAGCCAATAATCTCGGAAACCGTGAGGCGTTATGGGAAGGATTGATTTTGAGGTCTGCTAATGCCTTGAGTGGTGAAATTTTAACAATCAATAATGATAAGTATCTCTTGCAGACTATAAGTAATGACTTTGCATCATCCGAGGACGAATTCTTTGCTGTCAAAACCAACGCTATATTAATACAGAAAAGATATGGAGAAACGGTTGATGGCAATGGAAATGTTATACAAGCATGGAATGAACTTGAAACAAATATCTATGGTTATGGTGAGATCGTTACCTACACTTTGCGTCAATACGACATGGGGTTATTACCTCAAACAAGATATATATTTCAAGTGCCAAAGATCCTTGGAATAGTTGAACTTGACCGTATCGTTTATGGAACTGGTGATAACAATAAGTATCAAGTTGAATCTATTGACGATATAGCTCTTCAAGGTGTTGTAAGAATTCAGTTATCAAAAGATATGCGACCAGATTAGTTATTCATAATAAGTTCAAAAATGCCGTGTCAACTATTGCAGTATTTTTACCTTGTTTTGTCAACTTAGCATGAATATGCTATCAATTTTGTAAACCTAAATTATTAGGAGGCTGATTTTATGAGTGAAGAAATTAAAATAATGGATATTAAAGAATTTAGAGAAATGGGGTTAGTTGCTGAAATTAATAGATCATTTTTACATCCCCTAGGATTGGCATTAGAAGTATCAATCGAAGATGATGGTACAGAAAAGCTTGGTGGTATATGGGATTATCGCGATGACCCAGAAGGTATGCTTTTCTCGAAAAAGCACTTCCCTACTGACAAAATTAATAAGGCTCAAGAGTTCATTAAAGAAAAACATGAACAGAGAATGAAGTCGCTTGGATTCATTTTTCAGGACCCTATTAACCCACAGTAAGGAGGCTGATTTTATGTATAAAGAATTCCTTGGAGAAGGTTATCATGAAAAGATTAGAAAAATGCTTACTGCTGATGAGGCGCTACTTCCCGACCGAATTATTGACGCTGATCTAAACATTGGTGCAATGAAAAAACTTATTGCCCCGGCATTAGAAAAGATGAAAATGTTTGGTAAAACTGTTGACAATGAGCAAAAGTACAATCAACTCACCAGTATTGCAATTTATTACCTTTGCGGTGTATTATGTGTAGCTATGAAAAGTCGGACTTCTGCCCCACCCTATGATGTGCTTAGGTACAAAAAGAAGTGGGATAAGAAGCGTGAAGGCTATATGCAGAAGGGTAATTTGCTTTTAAAGGGGCTGATGCAGATGGGGTAAGATTTGATAGCGTAGCTTGTGTTAATGCTCTTAGAACAGAGCTTTATGCATGTATGAAGCTATTGCAAGAGGAATTGTTGGCTGATGCTAAGCAAGGCATGTTAACACCTGAAGGTGCTGAAAGTTTGCATGATGAAGACATTGTTGTGATTGCAAATGTTATCATCGCTGGCATAGGTGGTGGCGCTTGGGCTGTAATGGATGAATATGGTACTGGCTCTTTGATGGACACGGAAAACCCTGCACTTGATGATTACAAAAATAGTCCGTTGTGGAATCCTTCTAGAAACGATAACACCATTAGAAGCCGTACAAGAGGAAGCTATACCAACATATTTGGAGATACAGTTAATTCGCGTTCTAATGTTGGCGGTATAGACCTTGAACAAAAAGGCGGTAAGTACACTTCTCAACCTCCTAGTCATGCTATGGAAACTGCAATGCGTTGGATGAAAAATGGAAGGATGAATGCTGCTGTTCGCTCTACATTGAGTACGTTTCCATTCAGCAGATTTTTAATTACAGACAAAACGTAAAACCCCTAATGGGGTTATTTTATTGCCCTGAAAGGTGGGTGGTGCCTTTGTTCAATCCTTCACAAGATTTAACAGCCATACAATTAATTCTAACGTCTGATGCAATACTGCTTTCGCTTCTTGATTTGACTGGTGCAACAGATGTCGATATTGCAAAACACATTATTAAGCGTAGCCAATGGAATGACTTGGCAAGTAACGAAAAAAGACTTTGTATATATTTCGTACCTGATAGACCAACATCAAATGTGAGTTTCTATAAGGGATATATACAGATTGATTGCCATATCCCTTCAATCCTAGATTATAAAGCTTATGAAATTCAAGAACGTGTTTTCAGTCTCTTGCACGAAAAAAAGATAAATAAAAGAAATATATATTTTAACGGCCAACTTGGTGAACTCCCCACCATGCCAGGCTTTTTTTGTTGTGGGAGCAGATACACATTCAATCGAAAAATTTAACCCCTGAAAGGAGTTGGAATTTATGCAACCTATTTATTTTCAAAAAGCTGGAAAGCTTAGATTTACAAAATATGTAGCTGGTGTTCCTGTAGTAAGCGCAGACAATACTTACTTTAGAAATGGTGCAGTTCAATCTATTGCACAATCAATTACAGTTAACACCACTTCCCTACCTGATGGTAACAGTGATTGGCCTGCTGCAGAAGTTGACACAGGAAGAGATGGAACCATCACTCTCAACTTATCAATGATGCCTGTAGAATTGTACGCATTTTTGTTAGGTGTTGATGTAAAAGACTTGTCAAATACTCCAATGCCAATAGTCGATGAAGAAGTGGTAATTCCTTCAGCTTCTCCATTTGAAGTTACTTTATCTCATAAGCCTGATACAACAAGACCTATTGTACTTGTTGGACAAGATGCTTCTGCATGGGTCAAAACTGCTAATGTAAGTGCAGTGCCGGCCACTGCTCAATATACCGTTAGCGAAAGTATAGCAAAATTTAATAGTGCTGATGCAGGCAAATCCGTTTTCCTTACTTATGACTTTTCAGCTTTAACAGCTCAAAGCTTTGGACTTCCTAAATCAGGTTCTAGATTCGCTATGCAATGTGAAATTAGTGGAGAAGCAACTGGTGAAGATGAAAGTACTTTTTATGATACTGCGGTAATCATTGATAAGTGTAAAGCTACTGGAAGCATCAACCCACCTGAACAAGGTAGAGAACCTAAGCCACAAAGCATCACGTTAAAGGTGCTTAAGCCAAGAGGTACAAACCCTGCTGTAGACTTTAAATTCGCTCCAAGAGCATAAATGAGGAGATGATCCTATGAGTAAAACGGAGGCTAATTCCCCTACTTCATTAACAACAATGTTAGGAAGTGGAGAATCATTTAAAGTAAATGAAAAGATTTACACGATACGACCAATAAAGCTTAAACATGTTGATGAATTCATGAAAGATGGAATAAGCATTGGCGCACAACTTTTTAATTTATCAAAACCCGAAGCTAGGGTAAAGGCTGAAAAATGGTTATCAGATTACTGCTTTGATCAAAGTGGTGAGCCTATGACCATAAAAAAAGCCATGGAAGATGATTGGGATGTGGTTCATCTTAAAAGTTTCTTCCAAAAGTTATGTGATTTATCGGGATAGATTTGGCTTCTCCTTCTGATGGCAAAGGGGGAGCCGATACTTCTGAAAAGCCTCCCCCTGTTGATTGGGGGAAGGTTTTTGCAGAAATTGTATGCCATACAAGTATTGATTATTTTGCTATTGTAGAAATGACAATACCACAAATCCAAGCTATTAAAAATGAACTTGGTCCTAATATTTCCTTGAAAATAGGCGGCCCAAATTTATTTAGTGACACAGCTACATCAACACCAATTCAAGAAAACACTGGTAAACTACCTAAGCTTTCTGAGCTTATGAATTTTGCTAGTGCATTTAATGGCATATAAAAAGCGTGGTGATAATTTATGGAAGACGATAGCATGATCAAAATAATGCAATCATTAGGGTTAGACTATAACCCTGCAATAAATTCAACTTTAAAATTCGAAAAACATATTGCCAATTTAAACAAACAATTATTTGAAATGAAAGCACTTGCCATGCAAGGAGCTAAAGACATTAACTCAGTCTTCTCCTCTCAATTTGGGCAATTAACGAATACAAAAACTATATTTGATCAATATGGTCAAACAATGAAAACAGTAAATTCAGAAACTTCAAAGTCTGCTAAAGAAACGCTTTCTAGTATTAAACAAAGTACTTTAGCGTCTATGGAAGCTACTGCTGCATCTATTCAACAAAAAGCTTCAGCAAAAGGTATTAGCGCAGAATACGGAACCCAAGCAGGTCTCATCAGAAATCAATTATCAGAACTCCAACAGAGATTATCGCTAGAGGGAAAGCTATCCACGCAAGAAATAAAGCAAACCATGGAACTCAAAGAACAATTAAATATACTTAGATCTCAAGCTAAAATGAATGTTGCTGATAACGTTTCAGACCCTAACATATTTAAGCAAGGGTTTGAGAGACGTGCCGAATGGTTCTTAACAGGATCATTATTTTTTGGTGTAACAAATGGTGCTAAGCTAGCCGTTGAAGCCATATCAGAAGTTGAGATGGGAATAACCGAGATAGCTCGTGTTATGGAAGACACTAGTTTTGCATTCGATGATTATAGAGATAATGTTTTAGGCCTAGGTGTTGAATATGGACGTGTTTTCAAGGATGTTCAAGATATATCGTTAAGGTGGGCTCAAGCCGGCTATAACGTTCGAGATAGCCTTGAACTAACAAAAACCTCATTGCTTGCTTTGAATACAGCTGAACTTGATGCAACAAATGCCACTGAATCTATGATTGGTATTATGGCTCAATGGAAGATGGACGTTTCTGACCTTCCTTTAGTTCTTGATGAAATTAACAAAACTGCTGATGATTTTACTGTTACCTCACAAGATCTTGTAGATGGTCTGCTACGTTCTTCTGGTGCAGCTAGAATCATGGGATTGTCAATTGAACAGACAATATCATTGTTAACTGTTATGCGTGAAGCTTCAGGAAGAACCGGGCGCGAAGTTGGTAATGCCCTTAATTCAATCTTATCTTACGTTCAAAGGCCAGTAGCAATTAAAACCTTTGAAGGTTTAGGCATTGATGTATTTGCAGATCAAGCCAAAACACAATTTAGAAATGTCATGGATATATTCCAAGACGTTGCTTCTAAATGGGACACATTGAGTACAGATATTCAAGATGGATTCGTAAAATCAGCTGATGATGCAGGGCTATACAATGAAGAGCTTGCTACGGCCATTGGAACGCAGCAGGAATGGAATGATTTACAGCAAAGAGATCTTTCTCAAGCTGCAGCTGGTGTGTATAGAAGAAATTATTTCATTGGTATGATTGAAAGACTTTCAAGTGCTCAAGGCGTACTTAATAATATGACTGATGCATCAGGATACTCAATGGCCGAAAATGAACGTTCGATGAATACGTTACAAAAAAAATATGAATCTTTAAAAGCATCCGTTCAACAACTTGCGGTATCTCTTGGAGATTCCGGTTTAATTGAAATATTAAAAGCTCTAACAGATGCAGGTATTTTAGCAATTGAAACATTTGAATCATTACCAAAACCAATGCAAGACTTTATTATTGCTACAACAAGTGTATTTATTGCAGTAAAAACAGCGCAGCAAGCTATGAAGTTATTTGGAGTAACATTAGGTACCGCTACTGCAGCAAAGAAAGTGGCTGCTGCTGCTTCTCTTGCATTAGCCACTACTGAAAACGGTGTTGCGGTTGCATCTGGTGCTGCTGCATTAGCATCAAAAGGATTTATTGCAGCCAATGCTCCACTTCTAATTATTGCAGGAACACTAGGTGTTATTGCTGCTACATGGGGTGCTATCAGCCGAGAAGCTGAAAAAAACAAAAAGCTTATTGAAACCACCAAGCAAAATATCGAAAGTTTATCAACTGAAAAGCAAGGGATAAATGAACTTGCCAATGAATACAAAGCCTTAAAAGAAAAGCAAGATGCTGTAACTGCTACGGCAGATGAAAAGATACGTCTTCTTGAGGTTCAAAAACAATTAGCACAACAATATGGTGTATCTGCAACAGGTATTGATTCAGAAGGTCAAGCTTATACGGATTCAATTGAATTGATTGACCAAAGAACTCAAGCACTTGAACGAGAAATAGCAGCCGAGAAAGAACTTCTTGAAACCACGGTTAAGGCTCAAGATGATACTGACATAAAGAATCTAGAAAAAGC